GAACATAGTCATCTGGGTCTGCTCCACTAGGGATATTTTCCCCTTTCTTTACAGCCACTACAAATTCTCTGTCTCTATAATTACACCTGAGAACTACTCTGTCAATTCTTGTTGTATGACCTGTAGCTCCATCAATTTGCAAATATATTGGACCATCATTTAATGCCCATCTTCCATTTATCCAAGCAAAGCCAGCATTAACAACTACGTAATCATCTGAGCTTGGACTTTGAGTAACTTTAAATCCATCTGAAGTTGTTCGTCTTGCTTCTTCTATACCAACAATACCATCTTCTAGAATGCCAGCAAAACAAGAAGCAAAATTATCCGAATTATATTCTCTGTCATATAATCCAGCAACCACTTCAGAATCAAAAAATCCAAAATCTAAGGACATATTTTAACCTCCTTAACCATATAATGTTTTCATCTTTTCAGATAAAGTTCGCATTTCATAACCAACTATTAATTCAGTAGAAATACTATTACCAATTGTTTCTTCTACGCCTGTTACCTTTGCATCTATCTGAATACCTAAGCTATTATGTACAACTGTTATCATATCGCCAAGTTTATAGTCAATACCATACTTAAACATTGAATTATCAACGTCTAATTTTCCAGATACTGTTTCTACCTCTTTTTGCTCTCCTAATTTTTCAAGGCCTCTATTGGAAAGCATTTCCATATATTCAGCATCTGGAATTGTTTGACCTCCTTCACCTTCACTCTGAATATCTCTAGCATCTATAAAATCCTCATAGCGGTCAAAGCCAGTAGTTGTATCATCACCAGCTTTATTCCACCTACGATTTTGAGCCTCTCCTTCGCCAAAAACATAAGCTAAATTTTTATAGTCACGAATTGAATTATAAAAATCCAAATTCAAAATAGAATCCATATTATCACTGAATACTACAGGAGAATTTGAATCAATTGTATGGTCTTGACCTTCATAAACTTGGAATATTAATTTTTGAGTTTCTGGCCTAAATAAAATTTCAAAACCTACATTTTCTTCTGAATCTGCATAAGCTTTTATTTTTTCATACAAAGCCCCTCTCCAAAGAATACCATTTATTTGCCTGCCTATATCAGGAATATTTTCCATCAATTCCAAATATGGTATTATAGATTTTGCAGCTTGTTCCTGAGTTTCATCTGGTGATAGCCTTGCTGGAGTAATGCAAGAATATTGAACCATTGCAGTTATTACTTTTGAAATATATCTATTTTGGAAATTAAAAGAAGCATGAAGAATACGTTGAGTTAACAACTTTTCTAATGTCTGTCCTTTTACTTGCAAAGTTATATTTCCATCACTCTCTGATTTTTCTACAATGTCTATTCTTGCTGCATTATCTCCACCTATCCAAAGTACTCTTCCTTTTCTAAGCAAATCAATATTCTTTTCAGACGGAATAACATTAAAACTTACATCTGAATATTTATTATAGTGTTTACCCCACTTTGCTGATATTATTTCATCAACAATCCCTAACAAAGTAAAATTCTGATTATCAAGCTGATAAACGAATACTTTGTCTAATTCTCCTAGAAGCATTCTTGCACCTCCAAAAATTTAATTGGAAGTTCCATAATAACTTCGAGATTTGAAATACCTGAAGTAGCTGAATAACCAATTATATTATCACCAACATCCAACATAATCCAATCACTATTCACGTCCATATATTGGAAGTAATTTGTATTAGCTTGATGAACTCCACCCATAACTGATTTTTCGCCTACAATAGTATCTACTTCTACTATCTCGTCTGAGACTAGTTCTTTATTGATTTTAAATTCTTGTCCTGTTGTAAAGTTATATAAAACTGGATTTTCAACACTTCCAGTAGTTGCTCTAAAATGAAATTTAATTCCAATAGCAACCGAACCTTGATTAACAACATTTCTCTTTCTATATTCACCAGTAGCTCTAACAGCAATTGTTATTTTTCTACCTTTCTCAATATGGAAAGGAAAATGAAATGCCTCGGAATATTTACCAACCAATTTTTTAACATCGGTAACAAGTGAAAATAAAGGATAAGGACAAACACCTGTTATTTTGAATCTGCATAATACTTCATTGTTATTCGTTTCTTCTGTATTTGTATATCTCACAGACATTGTTGGCATAAACATGATTTTATAATCCTTATATATTGCCTCATATTCATGCTGAGGATTTATAAAACCATTCATAAACCTTTTTCTTTCTGTCATTTGCTCTTCTGTTTCAGCAACAATAAAACCAGAAATTTCAATGTTCCTTGATTTATACGAAACTTTCAAAACTGTAACACCAATCTGATTAATATGCTTTTGAGTAAATTGGTCTACGGAAGCTTGTCCCCAATCAACATAATCCAAAACATAATCCTCGGTATTTATTTTGTCCATTTCAAAGGATTGTTGTGTTTCTTTATCCAGAATGACAATTGATTCTATCATTTATTTTCACCTCCTTAAAATCCTTCAGCAATATCGCGCTTAATTCTCTTTATTTGGGCCGCAGCCTCTTCTTCATCTATTACCTTAGGAGAATTAAAGATATAAGTATCGCCTCTGCCAGCGTTATCCTGGTGAGAACTGGATATATCAGATTCAATGACATTAGTTCTCCTTTCTCTTGAAAGGTCAATGTCATAACTAGCCTTTGATACTTTTACTAATTCTTCCATAAGAATAACCAAAGGAGTTATGTCAATTGCTCCTACCATCATTTCCTTTAATTTGCTTAAGGGTGAAACTACCTCAGGGTCCTTTCTTGCATTTGGATTATCACCAATAATTGCAGCTGTTGGACTATAAGCTATTCCACCTTTAGCCAATCTTGGAAGTGATACATAGCTAACAGGATTTATGTCTACTCCAGGAATTTTATTCAGGATAAATAGTATGCCATTCAGCTTATCAATGAAGTCATTTATACGATTTTCAATGAACTCAAATACATGGTTTACTACTGATTTAAAAGCACCCGAGAATGCTTCACCAATTTTAGTTCCCACATTCTTAAAGATGTTTTTGATTTTATCCCATATACCACTGAAGAAGTCGCCAATTCCATTAAATACAGCCTTAATGTTATTCCATGCTTCTGTAAATTTATCCTTAAACCAGTTACCTACATTGCTGAATACACTTGTAACTTTATCCCAAATTCCTTGGAAGAAATTTCCTAATATAGAAAATACAGCCTTTATATTATTTACTGCCTCTTGGAATCTTTCCTTGAACCAGTTACCAATTGCAGAGAATATCTCGTTTACTTTATTACGTACATTTTGAACAATAGTAATAACTACAGCAAATACAAGTTTGATTCTATCAACTGCCTCCTGGAATCTCTCTTTAAACCAATTTCCAACACTTGAAAATACATTCTTTATTCCGTTCCATATACCACTGAAGAAGTCAACAATTACTGACCAAACTGCCTTTATTGTATCTATTGCTTCTTGGAATTTTTCTCCAAACCAATTTCCTACAGCAGCAAATACCTGTTTAATTGCCTCCCAAATAGCTTGGAATATTTCTTGCAATTTAGACCATATTGTTATTATAATTGCTATAGGATATTTGAATTTTTCTACAAACCATTCTCCTACTGATTTGAAGATATTTTTTATACCATTCCAAATTCCTTTGAAGAATCCAGTAATTGCATTCCAAACAATCTTGATATTCTCTACTGACTGTTTGAACCTTGAAACAAAGAAGTCCTTTACATCTGAAAATACCTCTTTTATTCCGTCCCAAATTCCTTTGAAGAAGTCTGTTACAGCTGACCAAACTAACTTAATTACTTCCCAAGCTGTTTTGAAAAAATTCACTATAGCGTCAATGTATTTTTCAACTGTCTTTTTGATTTCTTCCCAAAGGCCTTTCCAGAAATTACGGAAGCCTTCACACTTGTTCCATAAAAGAACGAATATTGCAATTAAAGCAGCTACTGCGGCAATTATCAAGAATATTGGATTTGCCAACATTACTGCATTTAAAGCTATCATAGCCGTTTTTATTGCATTGATAATCTTAATCACTGTAGAAACAGCTGTTATTATCTTTCCAACTATCAAAAGTAAAGGACCAATAACAGCAACAATTCCAGCTATTTTCAGAATCAATTTTTGTTGTTCTGTTGATAGATTAGAAAACCAATCTACCCACTCTGAAATTTTATCAACTATTTGTTTGATAATCGGAATGAGGATATTACCTAACTTAATTGCTACACCTTCAATTTGAGATTTCAGCAATACAAGTTGTCCATTCAAATTATTGTTCATAGTATCTGCCATATTCTTAGCAGTACCATCAGCATTATCAAGAGCATCTGTTAGTTTATCATAATCAGCAGCCGAAGCATTTACAATTGCTAACATACCTGACATAGCTCTTTCACCAAACATAGCAGAAGCAGCTTCAGCTTGTTCAGCTTCGGATAGACCAGACATTTTTTCTCTTAACATATCCATAACTTCTGCAAGGCTCTTCATTGTTCCATCATCGTTAGTTATTGATATGCCTAAACTCTCCATCCAGCCAACAGCTTCTTTTGATGGACTTATTAATCCTGATATTGCACTTCTAAGTGAAGTACCTGCTTGACCTGCCTTAATACCTGCATTAGCCATTAAACCAAGAGCAACACCAATGTCTTCTGCACTATAACCTAATGCACCAGCCAAAGGAGCTACATACTTGAATGATTCACCAAGCATTGAAACATTGGTATTAGCATTTGATGAAGCAGCAGCCAATACATCAGCAAAGTGGGCTGAATCTTCAGCACCTAAACCAAATGCTGTCAAGGCATCTGTTACAATATCAGAAGTGGTTGCCAAATCTTCACCTGAAGCGGCAGCCAAATTCATAATACCTTCAATACCATCAAGCATTTGTTCTGTTTTCCAACCAGCCATTGCCATATATTGGAAAGCGTCAGCAGATTCAGAAGCAGAGAATTTTGTAGTTTCACCCATCTCTTTTGCTTTCTCTGTTAATGCATCTAAATCATCACCTGTAGCACCTGAGATAGCTGAAACTTTACTCATTGCAGATTCAAAATTAGCAGCAGTTTTTACAGCAGCAGTTCCAGCACCTACAATTGGAGTAGTTACCAATGCAGTCATTTTAGTTCCAGCTTTTGAAAGCTTTGAACCTACTGCATCTAACTTATCTGTTATAGATGTAGATGTTTTTCCTGCTTCATCTTGTGCTGATTTTAAGCCGTTTAAAAATCCACTTATGTCAAGGTCCAGATAACCGACCGCAGAACCAACATCTACAGCCATAACCTACCCTCTCCTTTCTACGAAAATTCTGCGTAATATTCTGAAAAACTTTTATATTTCTTGCCTTTCATTTCTACCTTTTTAAATCTCGGCTTTTCTCCGTCTTTTATCTTCATACTTATATATGCACAAGCTTCATCAAAACAATATTTCTCATACTCGTTAGCGTCATAAAGAAAACAACTGGGCCGACAGTGATAAAGTTCCGCCAGCCCAATCATGTTCAAAATATTTTGATTTTTAACGAAAGGACTTTAAGCCCTCAACACCTTGCTGAGAGTAGTTAAATATTGCAATGAGTTGCTCATCGGTAAGTTCTATACCTGCATTCTTTATCTCCTCAAATGTGGGAGAAACTAATGAAGCTTCTGCAACTATCTCAAGCACAGCATACATATCTTTCATCTGATTATCAGATTCGCCCTGATTCTTTTTGTTTCCATTAAACAAAGAAGAAGCTGTTTCCAATAGGGAGTTTGGAATTTTTCCACTCTTTGCAAGAACCATCATTGAAGGTCTTTTTAGTCTAGCCACGAATGGTTGATTAGGGGCAAATTCTGGCAACCTAACTACCTGACCTTTTGCAAATTCTGATAATTGAGAAATTGAAGTAATATCATTGCTTGTTGGAGGCGGAAGTTCTACCTTTTCCTCTTTCTTTACTTTTATTACCTCTGCATTATTTAAGCCCATCTGAGCTAATATCCTATCAGCATCTTCAGGCGAAATACCTGTGCTTATTAATTGTTCTCTATTTAACATTTTCTATTTTCCTTTCGCTTTAAATTTTAATTAAGCTTCACCAACAGCTGTAATTGTAACATTATCAGTTACTCTAGGAATACTGATAATAGCACCAGTAGCAGCTGGTCTTGTTACAACCTCGTCTGTAATGTTCTTATTACCCATCATAACTGTGATTGTTCCCATTGTATATCCAGAACCAGCTGTCAACGATATTTCCAGCTGAGCATTTGTATATACAGTCTCACTATCATAGTTTGAAGTTACATCAGTAAGATTCTGTGTAACTGAATATGTACCAGGACCAACCAATGTAGGAAGTTCATCTACATAAGTTATTGCATATGGTGGTTCTCCAAGCTTTGGAGCTGAATCAATTGTATACTCTGGAGCTCTAAATACATCATCTTCTGAAGTAAATGCAATTGGTTCACCAGTACAATTAGGGTATGAAATTTTCTCGTAATTTACAATATCACCAGAAGTATCATACTGAGCTGAATAAGCATTGAGAGTAAAAGGCTCTATAATTTCTTTTGAACCTGCAACAGGTGGAGTATAGCCTGTCAATTTACCCTGTCCATCGTAAGTACAAGTACCACCCTGAAGTACAAGAACCAAATCTGGATTGAATACATTGTCCGTAAGGGTAATTGTTGTACCAACAATAGTAACATTCTTTTTCTTTTGTGCTCTTAGAATACCTTTAACAACAAGTCTAATGGCGTCCTGTTCTTCGGTCTGAGTTTCTACACCAATTTTATTTGATGTATCAAAACCAAACTCATCACCATCTTTTGTTGTAATAGTAACCAAAGCACAATCTATAAGCGGTATTTCCGCCTTTGGTTTTCTTACGTCAGACATTATTTTTCCTCCTTATCGTTTTTTATGATTCCGATATTCTATACTTGATACATGTGCCTCAATTTCTTCCTCATAAACACTACCAGAGACATTTCCAGTAATGATAAGCTGAGGGTGAAATTCTTTCATAGCTTTTCTTACCGATTGAATCAATCCGTCTAACAACGAATATTTCAATTTAGGCACATAGCAAAGTATTGTATAAATATCATCATCTGTACTATAGGTCATATGTTGAACAGCGCCATCATATTTCAGAACAATATACGGTTCTGTACATTTACCTATTTTCTGTCCAGGAGAAAAAATTGAAAACCCTTTTTCTTTCAGAAACAAGTAAACTTGTTCCCATTGAGATTTTCCCATTTTATTCCCTCCTTACAGTTTAATTCTGTTCAAAATGCCTTGCATTTCGGACATTATTTTTGGGGATTCAGATGTAACAGTAGGGCCAATAATTGCAAACCTTTTTTCATGGGCAAGTTCTAACCAAATTCCATAAGATACACCATGAGAAAGTGTTATTCTTATCAAATTATCATTAGGTCTTGAAACTGTTGCTCTTAAAGTCGCCTTAGCCATACCAGTTCTGTCTCTCCAAGGACGATTCATTTTCATTTGTGACTGCAATTTAGAAGCTTTGGTACTTGCATACATCAAAATCAAAGCTCCTAATTTCACAGCTATCTTATCAAGATTTTTGTTTAAATCACTACCAGGATAATTGATACTAAAGCTCAACGTCCTGCACCTCCATATAGATGTCAGCGATTAAATTCCATTCTTGAATATTACCAACCTTAGTAATTAAAAATTGCTTTCCATTGATTTCAGCAATATCATTTGTCCGTAATTCTAACGACTGAATATCTTCCCAAGGAATGAGAAAGGCCGGTACTTTGGTAGACCTGTATTGGGTTTGATTTCCAACCGACAAGCTAACATGTCCATTGACTTCATGGTATAGCCCGAAAAATTCTTCACATTCACCACTTGATAGTTTTTCCAAGTTGTCCATGTCCAATTCATCATAACTATTAGCTTGCGGTCTATAAAATCTACAGCCTGTTCCCGACCTTTGAATCTCTCTCCTCAGCTTATATAACTCAAAGTCTTTATTTACTGACATATCAATCACCTAAAACCCCTGAGTTAAACTTCTTATGCTTTGAAGCCAATCGCCTGAAATACGAACTTGTATCAGCGGTATTTAAACCACTAACAGATATTGTAGAATCCTCAGCTTTTATGATTAAAAGCTCATAGATTGCAGCTTCAATATCACCTTTATTTTTGTCCATATAATATTGGATTTCAGAATCCTCAAAGAATGGGCATTTATCTTCTCGTACTTCAAGCTTTATTTTCTCAATATCTGTCATGGTTTACACCTCACTTTGCAGAATCAATAAAATCCTTTATGATATTTCTTACCTCACGAACAGTAGAAGCACCGTCAATAGAGATATTATTTGCCTCTGCAAATTCCTTAAGCTGCTCCTTTGACCATTGACCAATAGGAGTTTCAAGAAGCTCAGCCATAGCAAAAGGTGATTCCTGTTCAACCTCTTCAGATTGCTCCAGATTATCGCTGGTGGAAGCTTCTTCCTCGATAGGTAATTTATTATCCATAGGAGTTACTGTCTTACCTGCGTCATTCTGGATTCTCTGGGAATAATCATTGACCAAAGTGTAACCCAGATGTTTATATATTCCCTCGAAAGCTCCCTTGGTAACAGTCAAAGAATCTCTTCCATTAGTTATGTCAACCATTTAGGAATACCTCCTTATGCCTCAGTATCAAGAATATAAATCTTGTCAGCCTCAGGGAATGAAGGCAAGCAAATCTGAGAAACAATAGTCTCAACATTTACAGGGTCAGCCTTCTGAACTGTAGTTACTGCAACACCTGTATCTGTAATTGATACATTAGCAACATTAGAAGTCATGAGGTCTGATTCAGCAGGAGTTGTACCGAACCATGTCTTACCGAGTGCTCCATCAGGGAACATTACGAAAGTATTTGAAGGCATGAACTTGAGTGTATTTTCATTCTCGTCCATGTATCTCTTATCGTTGACAACAACAGTAATTCCAACTTCATCAAGAATATACTGGCGAAGTCTATCATCAGAAATTGAACCAACACCGTTAGAAAGAACATAAATCTTCTTCTGGATATTTACGTTATTTCTGATATTTCTCCAAGTTACACCATCACACATAGCTCTTGTGAGTACTGCACCTGTTTCATCAGCAATAAGCTCCTTGGCTTTTCTCATATCTTCAATTGGGTCAGCTGTAGCAACTGTTGACCAAGAAGTAGAAACAGTAACCTTGTGGTTTGCAGGAACCTGATAGTCATAAGTAAATGCCTGACCGTTATTTGCCATTGAAACAACACCTGTAGTAAGAGCCATCATTCTCATTCTTTCACGGGAAGCACGAGCAGCTCTGAGCAACTGCATTTCATCGTCAAAAATACGATTCATTACAGCATCAATATATGCCTGATTACCTGTTTCAAGAACCATATTGAGTTCCTGTCTCAGCTCTTCATCAATGTACATACTCTCCTTGAAGTAAGGCATCTCAGCTGAGAGCTTCTCAAAACCAATACGAGGTCTTGGAATTGCATGAACATCAAAAGCTGAAGTTTTAAGTACAACAGGAAGTCCTCTCGAACCCTTCAACCAGCTAAGCTTAAGACCTCTCTTCTTATCATCAGGGAACAATTCCTCGCAAGGGTATGGAGCTTCATCTTGAACGAGCTCTTCCCAATATGCTGTAATTTCCTGAGCTTGAACCAAATCAAAAATTGTCATGTTCTTTTATCTCCTTTCCTTAAGCCTTGATGAATGTAACAGCACCAATGGTATTTACACCAGGAACAACCTTTGCCTGAGTATTAATATCAAGTCTATTGATATTAACAACACCAAAATAAAGTGCTGTACCATTTGCCTTGCTTGCAGTTACATCAACATCGTGAAGAAGTACTGCATTGGCTGTTGTGCCTGCATCTGGCGTCTCAGTCTTTGTAACTGAACCAATTGCGCCTGTAGATGAAGTCTTGGAAACTGTAGGTCCTGATGTATCAGAAACATCTACCACCTTCTGAGTAAAACCAAGCTTATCTGTTGCACCTGATACTGCAGCTACATCATATTTCTCAGTTGTTACCATCTTCAAAAGTGAAGTTACCTGAGCAGCAGCAGTTGCACCTGCAAATTGCTTATCACTAACACTCTCAGTAGCCTTACAAGTATAATTTACACCATCAATAGTGAGTACTTCATCAGCAGCAAAAGCTGTTGTAATCTGAAGTGTGAATACACCAAGTGTTGGACCTACTGAAGCAGCAACATCTGCCTGAAGGTTCTCAAAATTTACTACAATTGGTGTGCCTGCCTTAGCAATCTTCTTGCCATTAGCATCTGCCTCTGGAACAAGTGATTGAGGAACAATACAACCAACGGAAGCCTGCAAATCTACATTAGCAAGAATCTGAGTTGTATTGCCATAAGAAGCTGTTGTAATTCCGTCTCTATTAAGCATTTATTTTTCCTCCTTGAAAAATTATTTTGTGCCCCAATAACTTGTCTTATTCTTGGAGCCTTTTCTTTGTGCAGCTAAACGAGCACCAATACCTTGTTCTTTTCCCTTATTGTCATTCTTGCCAGACTGATTTTTAAGTGATGAACCAGTACCTTTTGCCTGTTTCTTCTTATCCTCTTCTGTCTCAAACCAAACAGGGTATTTAGTTTTAAATTCGGCAAGAACAGATTTAATGTCCCTATCATCAGAAGTTTTAGCCAAAGCTAATGTAACAGCGTCATCAACAAACTGAGTTTTAATACCTAACATCATAACCTCTGCCTTGGCTTCAGCTATTCTTACACGGTCCTCAGCTTCCTTTAAAGCCTTTTCCTCAGCCAATGCCTTCTCTGTAGCCTTCTGTGTATCTGATTTCTGACTTTCGATATAAGCTTTGATAGCCTTGATTTGTTCCTCATCTTTTGGATTGATACCGAGTTCATTGTAAACGGCATTTCTTCCTTGATTCTTTTCCTTGGCCATCATTTTGGTTACTTGCTCTTGATTGAAAGTTTTTTCCTCTTTCTTTCCTTTTGCAGAATCATCATTACTACTTGATTTATTCTGGTCGTCATTCTGTTGACCATTATCATTCTGACCGTCATTTCCTTGACTGTTCTTGTTCTTATCATCGTCACTTGAATCTGCAAAAAACTGAAGTGGAACTCTAATTTTCATTTTTACATTCTCCTTTTCTTCCGTGGTTCTTTCTCACGGTAGATAATTTCATTTCGTTCCTTGTCAAATATAAACCTACCTGAATATTTATAATTTGTAATCTGTACAACTCTGTCAAATGTCTTTTTCTTCTCCAAATATTCAGTATAATATATTCGAGCCAGAACATGATTTTGTTTCAATGCCTCCATATACTTTTCCTTACTTTGCAACATATCATATTGGATTTGTATATCAGACATTGTAAGAAGTAATATTTTATAAATGCTATCACAATTCGGACACATGAAATACTTTAGCAAATATTCTTCATTATCCAAATTTATTTTGATAGTTTTTATGTCAACAGGAAGAATTGAAAACATCTTGTTACAATAATCACACTTGGTCTCCATTACAAACCTCACATTCTACGAAATTATAGCCTGCATTTTCCAGTTCTTTTTGGAGTTCATTCCTGACTTTCCTCAGGTGGATTTGTGCTTTCTTTATCTTACCTGATTGTTTTCCTCTTCGTCCAGCTCTATTAGCACTCATTTGAATCTTTGTAATACCAATACACTTTGACAACCATTCTTTAGAATGTTCATTGTCAGCTTGAACATAATTTTTGCTACTGCATACTGGACAAATATAATACATTACCTCTATTTTTTGTCCGTTAAATTGTTGTTCTTCTTTCAAAACACTTGAAGGGTTTTCATGCAATTCTTCAGAACACTCTTTGCAAGTAAATTTTACCTCCATTTTTTCACTTCCTTTCGAGTTATCCATAACAATAAAAACCAATGGTTTTGGTTCAATTATATTATACCATAAATTATAGAAAATGTCAATAGAAAATGCACGATAAATATATATTTTATATATTTAATAATACCTTGCAAATAACGGTATATAGGCAAGATTTAAACTACCTTTCCTTCTAATTTTCCATAGTACTGTGGGAATAATTCCTCTACTGTTTTGTCCTGTCTAAGGCTTTCCTCAATATGACTTATTGCCTTTGTAAACCCTGGGGCTGTAGATAAAGGAAATATCTTCCCGAATTTATCAAAATACTCATCCAAAAGACCAACCAATTTTTCTTCCATAATATAACCTCCTAAATATTACTTGCGTTCTTTGCAACCTTTTCAATTATTTTCTCAAATTCCTTTTTAGCTTCAGGGAAATATTCGTCTATATACTTCATTTCAGCAGTTGATACTTGTGCAGCGGAAATATGTGCAAACAATTCATTAGCCATTTCCGTTTTAACATCAACTCTTTTCCAATAATCATCAGGATGGCCAAAGTAATAATTTCTTGCCAACTTATAATACTCACCATTATCAAGAAACCTACAAGCACCCAATACATCTTGAACGCCTTGAGAATTTCCATCATCTCTTATATTTAATAAATCCCTGTAAGTCATTTCTTTGTTGTCTAGTCTTTGTTGTAATGCCTTTATATCATTCATCATTGCATTCTTAAAATCTTCTGCAGATGAATAATAATCTCTTGAAGTATAACCATTCATTGTAAAGTCAATACCGTGGCCCATTTCATGGAATACAGCAAAATAACCACTCTGCATTTTCAAAGGACCAATCTGTTCTGTTGGTTCGGACAAATTATTCCTGTCAATGAATATGGTTTTAAAGAATGGACTAAAATAGGAGCCATCTTCGGCATCTCCCCAATTAGTTTGTTGTGACACTGCATAAGCAAAAGCTCGTTTATAATCATCGGAAACATTAGGATTGTCAAGAAGGTTTATGATATTGTCTCTATCATCATCTGTTAGACCTGATACTGCAAACAATTTATCAGGAGCACAATTCTTTTCTATCCACTCTCTTGTTATTGCACCTAAGCCACTTGAAGTGCCTGAATCACTTGAAGCAAATTTACTAGCGTCATAACCAAATTCTTTTGCAAACTCGTCTATCTCTGGAAATGTTCCATCCTCGGAATTAAACCACTCAACCAATTTATCGTCCATATTATCATCTATATTTGGTTCCATTGTACACATTCCATTAGGGTGGTCCAAAGGTAAAGCGTCTTTATCATAATGCCTACCATCCCTGTCCATACACAACTCACATACACGGGAACCATTAGCTCTCCAAATATAGTCAGTAACAAAGGGATTATTATGACATACAGCGTCAAAGCTCTGTTGGTAACTATGTTGTACCAATGTTCTTGCTAACCTCTGAGCATTATAATCAACTTGTTTGGGGTATATTTTCTTTCCATCTTGGTCAACTAAATTCCATTGCTTTGCAGCACTTGGTCTTACATAACCTTCTAGTTGTTTTGCAATGTCTTTTATAGGCATTTGTTGGGCAACACCTCCAGCAACAATCCTATAAAGGTCCTTCATAGTGTCCTCGTTATTACCCCAAATTCTTGAGGATAAACTCCAACCACTTTCATACACCTGTCCTGTAACAATTGACCTAACAATACTATCAGGAACATAACTAAATGCAGCATTTAAGCCATCTTCTGAAAAACCAAATTGCTTCAGCCAATTTACGTTGTCAGCAACTACTGCATCTGAAACAGTATACATACTACTTTTTATTTTCTTATACACCTCATTACTTACCTCACGAGAAGTTGTGTATAATTGTTTTTGCAATTCTTTGTAATACCTTTCGGATAAGGGAGCAGAAGCAGTAGTTTTGTGGCTATAATAATTAGCCATTTTACCTATTTCATCTGCCCACCCTTCGTAAAGTTTTGCTATATCTTTTTTCTGGGATTCTGTAATGGAATCCCGTACCTTTTCGGCATTTTTAAAAATCAACGGATTTGCCGCCATTACAGAACCTCCTTCTAATTTAATCGAAATTGCCTCTAAAATCGCTTGTAACGATTTGAATGAAATTATACGTCCTGAAAATTAGAGGCGCCTTGTGGCTCATCCTGAACGCTCTGAGGATATGGTGGTACATCATCATTAGCTCCTGCTTGATTAAATGCACTATCCTCAAGGATTTGTCTTTCAAGAGCCATTTGCTTAAGTTCTTCTTCTACTTCCGTATCTGTTAAGCCACGCCATTTCTTCATATATGACTTCTTTGACATAAGCATCTCAGATACTTCAGCCATATCCAAACCTTTTTCTTCTGCTTCATCTTCTGGCAAAGGTAAATTCTGTTCTACCTTTACTTCATATTCTACAGGCACTAATGGGTTTGATATATATTCTTTGATACACTCAGGATATACCTTAGCTCCTTCAATAATCATTTCAAACATTTGCTTGAGCTTTGGTCCCCACATTTTCATCTTTTCTTTACAACGAACAATTAAGGGCCAATATATTGCTTTGAGAGCTTTACCTGAAGTAATTGCACCTTGCAAACTTTCAAGAGTTATATTAGGAACATCTACTGCTTCATAAGCTGTAGTTTTGATTCTATCAAGAGTTGTCTTTAATGCATTTGAATAATTCATGGTACTTTCAAGAATACCAACTTGAGTATGAGCATTGTCCAAATTCTGGTCTGTCTGTAAGTCCCAAAATGAACCAGCTGAAGTAGATAAGTTCTTTGTAGAATTGCCTTCCATATCAACTGCATATTTTATAGGATTCATTCCTTTTCTTTCAGCGTCAGCATCTGCATTTCCTAATTTGGAATACCATTCCTCAAAGCCTTCAAGTGCAAATATTTCAGATTCACCATCTGTATCTGCAGTTAATCCGTCATTGATAAACACCACAGCAGGTATAAAATCAATATCAAGTTTTGTCCTTGCTGTTACTTCTTCAATTAACATACCTGCACCATCATACAATGCCTCTTCCAAATAAACCGAATCACCTTCAAGCTCATATTTCTTTTTGAATATTCTACGAGCCGTGTTTTGTCTTGCCTCTTCTGTTACTATAAAAGCAACAAACTTACTCAAGTCATTTGGATTTCCAGGTTTACGTTCATAAAGGAACTGAGTAGCTGTAAGGAATGTAATTGTAACACCATCATCAGGATTGAAGTTTACCAAGCCTGCAACTCTTTTACCAATGAAGCAATCCTTAGCTGCCTTTAACAAACTATCATCAAAGTTATTATCCTCACGGACCTTTGTAACAAGTCTATTAAGCAGGTCAATTTGGTCTTTCAATTCATCAGAAGCACTGTCTTTATCTCCAACCGATTCAACTGTTGTATCAGGAGATTCAGCAAATAAGAATCTTGCCTCTTTATTGATAAGTGTATACACCATTTTGAACTTCAAATCAGCTGGTATATAATCACCATTGGAACCCTCAGGAGTAAATGGAACACCAGAACGATAAGCTTTATAATATTGGCATATTTCTCCAAACTCTTGTTGGATTCCTTTTACGTCTTTTCCTTGCAATTCTTGATTAATCAGATTATAAGGAATACGGTTATATGCATACAATCTGGCTGAGGAATTTTCCATTATCATTTGTACCTGTTCTTCACTCATTGGTACATTTACATCTTTAGCCATTGTTACTCACCTCCTTTACAAATATAAGTCTTAGCTCAATATTACACTGAATACTTCATCAGCATTATACATTGCTACATTTACTCCGTCTTTTCTGATACTGAAGAATTTGCCATCGTAAGAATAATCGTCCCACTCGTCCCCAGTATAAGGAACAGCAAAACCATTCTTAAAAGTAACTTCAATAGTTTCATACTCCATTTTATTTTTCCTCCAATAGACCTGAATATTTATGGCCTTCAATCTCGATTATTGCCTCAATTGTCTTTTTAGTTATCACTTGTGCCTTAGGTTTATAACCATCGTTATAAATACCTAACTTATTTGGTATTCCTGAGATTTCAGAAACATTATATACCTTAGCACCTTTGTAATGAGCAGACCTTATTTCATAGTGGCAATGTGGACCAGTAGAATAACCAGTTGAACCCATTTCACCAAGCACATCTGTTGTCTTTACTTTCTGTCCAACTTTGACATTGATTGAATTAAGATGTCCATAATACCTTACCTTTTTAACACCATCAGAACCAGCAATATCATCTTGTACAGCTACATATTGACCAAAGCCTTGTTCTGTGTTCTTGTCATTTTCCCAATAAGCATATATTACTATTCCATTAGAACAAGAATGAACATTTTTGTCTAAGCCTTTAGCTACTAAATCTAAACCGTCGTGGATTCTTGGCTTATACTGTTGAGTTACTTCAAAATCTCCCATAAAAGGACTATTCATATTCTCAGCTCCTTTCTTCTGAAGTGTAAAACTCTCATTTTATTGCTTTGCACTAGGAAAAACCAAAGTCGTGTCGTCATCATTTACTCTTAACACATGGCCTGTGCCAGCATATGTATAATAAACATTTTCTCCATCTGTCCAACATCGTGTATTCTGTAAACCCGATGCGTTTGCAATTAAATCACTCGCTACCCATTTTGATAACGTTGGATATAATACATAACCACCGTGGTAAATATTTTCACCGTCAGACCATATATTCATACCAGTGATTGAACTGGTTCCCTCCCATGATTTTGTTGTCCACGTTGATGTAGATTTGTCAAGAACATATTGACTATTACCACTCGAATAATAAATATTCTCTCCATCTGTCCATATATTACATCCAATAGAGCTAGCAAGTCCGCTCCATGATTTTGTTGTCCATGTTGATGTGTCTTTGTCGAGGATATAGTGAGTGTAGCTTTCCGAATAATAGATGTTTTCGCCGTCAGACCATATATTTCTCCCGTCAAATCTAGTAAGTCCATTCCATGATTTTGTAGACCATGTTGATGTGGATTTATCGAGGATATAATTATGGCCTTCATATGAATAATAAATATTCTCACCATCAGTCCATACACGATTGCCAAAACTTATTGTTTCATTCCATGACTTCGGTTCCCATGTTAGCGTTTCTTTATTTAAAACATATTGGTCTCCTTCATTTGAATAATATGTGGCTTCACCATCCGTCCAAACACAATAGACACTCACATTTGTAAGACCAGTAAATGTTACAGTTTCCCAAAACCTCTTTTTTATTCTTTTTCCAGATGGCATACCATTGATATTTTGTAAAAGCTTTGTACCACCACTCGGAACATCAACAGTTACCTTTGAATATCCGTCTACTTCATCATCAAGTGCTACATAAGTACCATTCTCGGTAATTGTCTTTTCTATGAATACAGGCGGTTCCCCTCCTCCTTCAGTATTTACTATTTTAGCTGCCTTAAGCATTTCATACATTTTACCCATTACCTAACATCTCCTTTTTGCAAGTTGTTGGTATTGAGTACCTTTGTAAGTTTAGCTTCATCTTCCTCAGACATTTGAGTTTGATTTACCCAAGTACCTGTTGAAGTATAACCGTAAAATTCTCCTGTTTCTACTACCCAAGCAATACTACCTTGTGCGATTTCTTCATCTGAAGCAATAGGACTTGTTGGTAATTCCGATACCTTATCAACTATTATTTCATACCATACTAAAGGCTTTTTATTTTCCTCGTCTCTGTACTTTGCTATCTGTTTATCTCTTATTAACATTGCCATATCTATTCCTCCTTTAAATGTTGTCCTTTATATTCAGATTGATTACTGCTATCAGCAAGACCTTCACCTATTGCATAACCAATTACTGAAGCACCTGCCATTATTATGGCTGTTATTTGTTGGGCTTTACTTTCAGAACCACCACAAGCAATAATCAACATTGATATAAAAGAAGCAAGACTTAACCAGAACTTTCTGCTGGTCAACTTTCTTACCCAATCTATTTTATTATTCATTATAATATCAACCCTTTCTTGAGTTAAATTCCTTTTCCTTAAGGTCAGCTACAGTAACCATATCTAATGCATACCAAATAGCTGAGAAACTATGTGGGTCTATATTAAACTCGTCATAAATAACATTACCTTTACTATCTTTTTTATATGTCAAGTCCTTTAATTCACGGATTGTATTCTTACATTTAGGACTTATATAAATTCTTTTGAATCGTTTTATTTTTCTTGTATTTGATAACCTTGAACCTGCAAACTTATTTCTACAAGCACGAATAGGAAAACCTAATTGCCTGTAGTAGGATATTGCTTTAGGGTCCTCATTATCAGCAACTATCATTTTATTATAACCTGAATTATTGTACCAAAGTAGACGTTGTTTGAGGAATTGCATTTCTGGCTGATTAGCAAATTTATCATCTGTTATATGATTCATATATATTTCATCCCATATATACAGAATGCCATTTTGCAAATCAACAGACATACTAATCACTGCATTGAAGCTTTCCTCAAAACCAAAGTCAAAACCAAAGTACTGATTTTCTGGTCCTAATCGTTGTACTTCTGATTTAAACCTATTTGAATTATTAGGAGTTTTTATTTGTGGTAATACTCTTGTACCAGTAACACCAAATTGTCCCCACCTTGCAACCATATATAAAGGATAGTCATATGTTCTTATATTATCTAACCTTCGTAAATATGCTTCAGGTAGCCATGGATTATCTGTTGGAATACTGTGGTGGTAATAAACACCATTTTTAATTAGACATTTTTTATTATAGAATTCCTCTTCAGTACATATTACCTTTATTTTACCTTTATCATCAATATAAGTAAAGAACCTTTTGTATACCCAATTATCTCGTGATACTGGATTACAACTCAAAATAAAATGCATACTTACATCTGGTGTTCTTATACGTCCTAGGAGTTCAATATAACCATCATATTTGATTTCCGAACATTCCTCAAGCCACACAATACTAACACCATTTATAGACTTTACCTTTTCTGGTTTATCCATACCTTTAAATATTATTCTACTTCCATTTGGGAACTTTATTTGCATTGGACTTTTTTGAGCCAATACCTTAGTACGTCTTCTCCTAAATTCATGGACATCCTCAGTAAGTAGTTTCATATCATCAAGTATTTCCTTGAATAAGTCAAAGCAACTCTGTTCAAGTGTTTCAAATACCTCTCTGACTACTAAACATTTTCTTTTTTCCTCAAGTAGTTTTAGAATTATTTTAAATGCTACCTGATAGCTTTTACCTGAACCATATCCACCTAAGAGCAAGTACGTTTCATAGTCCCAGTCAAATATAAAATCTTCAAATGCAGGACTTACCTTTTTTACTATTTTAGGCATTCTTTACCACTCCTCTTCATCGGTCCAATCATCTGGCCAATAATCTAAATCTTCAGTATCTTTTTTATTGTCATTTCTTCTTTGCTTTTTGTTTTTCACAGTAACTGTTTTATTTACATCTGACCAGGATTCATTTTCATTTAATTCTGATTCATCTGTAGCTCTTTTTACAGTTACTTGGATTGTTGCTTCTTCTTCATCTTCTAATACCTTATCACGATTTCTTTTCCATTTATCAGGACATCTATTATATAACCATACTTGACAAGATATTGAGTTAGGAGCAACTTCTTTTTCCAATGTTTCTGTTTGTTCTTCAACAACTTTACCATATCTCATTATAGTAGTTACTTTTGTTTCCTTAGTTTTATAACCAAGAGCGGATTTAAGTAAGGCATTTTCTACCTTATAGTCAACTATTTGTTTACCACGATTGATAGCGGCATTTATTTCAGGTCTGGTTCTTTTTGCATTATACAAAACAGATGGGTCAATTCCTAACCTTAGAGCTATATCCTGATTTGTATAACCATCTCGAGCAAGACCTTCTATAAGGATTAGAGTATCTTCATCGAATAACTTATCTATTCGTGTTGTTCTTTGACTGCCCATAACTTCTCCTTTCTAAAATTTTAATTTTGATATATAACACAATAGGCTCCGAAGTTCTTTCACAGAACCTGGAACCTATACTAAAAATTCTATTTACTCTAAGTGTTGAAATACACCTCAAAATTTTTATTGCACACATCAGAATTAGCGTTGCATTTTCTCATTAATATATTATATCATAAATTTATGTACTTGTCAATAGGTATTTTCCTATTTCCCATTTATTTTATTATTTTAAGCATTAATTGCAATTTGTTTCAAATCAAAACAAAATCGAAAAGGGCCTTTTTTGGCGCCTGTAAATGTTTCGTGGTGTAATATCATTACACAAGGGGTTAAAATTGATTTTAGAGGCAGTCTCGATGCTCTCAGAGGCATTGTACGAAATTCAAATAAATGCTTTCCATATTTTCAAATCATCAATGTTGAATATTTGACCCCTTTCGTGCCTATCATTCAATATACAAGCATACATCATAGCTTTTTCCTCAGGTGTATACCATAAACGATATTCCTCGAGGCATTGTTTCTTCTCTTTTTCATCCTTGAACAATTCAAACCATCTGACTAGTTTATCCCATTCAATACTGAAATATTTCCAAAGGCAAATCCCTATTCCTACTATCCAAGGCATTACAATCAACAATAAACCTATAACACATAAATCTCTCATCTTAAAAACTTCCTTTCTTATGAACTCATTTGGCACTCATCACAACAACCATAAGAACATGGAATACCTTTTTCGAGGCATCTCAATTTTTCTTGTTGGTGTTGTTCCTCATAGTGTTCAAATTCACTTTGATATATTTCCATTTGTTTTTGTTGTTCTAAACACTCAGTTTCCATTTTAGCTTTGCTAATCCTCATCAGTTGTTTCCAATACTTTATCATCTTGTTTTTGGTTATTGCAAATTCCTTAGGAGTTAATTCCTGATTCATTTTTATCTTCTCAGCAATATTACCTAAATAACAAGCGTCTATTTTAGTAAAGCCAACTTGATTATCCTCAATACTTTCTTTCTTTAACTGTTCCTCAGATGTTTGTTGGTCATATATACGAACCACAGATATTTTGAGAGCATTAACATTTGTCTTGATGAGGTTTGTCAAATACTCCTTCCATTGTTTTTGATTTGTAAATGATTCCCATATTTTTGGCATATACATACACCTCACAAAATACAGGACGTTCATAGAGGCCTCTAAAATCGTTTTTAAGGGCGGTGTAATGTTCAACGAGTAATTTTGCCACCCAACAGGACAAAATCAATTTTAGAGGCAGTCTCGAACGTCCTGGCTGATTTAATTCATGTAATGTTTACGCTGTAAATAATTTTCAACGTCATTGACATATATTATCATTTCTTGCAGACGGCTTTGCTCGATTGATACCTCACCATCTTCATCTTCTTCGGTAAACCTTTTTGAAGGAATTGGGATTTCTTTTCCTTTACCTGTCTTGTCAGATATTCTATCAAGAATGATTGTTACAAACCAGAATGCTAAAGGAAGTAATAACCAATATGATAATTTACCTTCATGCATACCATAGTAATACATCACGAATGGGAGAACTATCTTGAATAACAAAGACATCTTTGGAACACTGTTTTTGATTATCCTTATCAGGTCTTGGAATAATTCAATTCCAATCTCACCTAACATCTTCATTTCATTCCTCATCCTTTCTATATAACTTTTCTAAATAAGAACTAGATTTGATTTGCACCGATTCAATAACTCTCCTTTGGTAAGCATGGATGTTACAGTTATTACAATGCACATCATTCAAGAAATAAAATTTATGTGCTTCGCTACAAGCTTTACAGTGCATATCTTTAATTTCTTTTGGACTATGGTGAGCATACAGTTTCACAGTAACGGATGGTAATTGATTTGCCTTGTTCTCGTCTTTGACATATTCAACAAGAACGTCTTTCAATTCATTCTTACTTAGTACTGTCGTTGCATACCACTTACAAGCTTTAAGATAAGCTTCCTTCATTGTATTTGCCACAAAGTTCTTAGAAAAAAATTCCTGGCAATATTTTATCTCTTTGCCCATTATTTTAACCTCCCTTATTTACTTGGTCATATTTATCTTTGCTTGGCATACCTCCTGTCTTGCAATTCTATCAGCAAGTTCATTAAAGGCTATACCTTTATGACCTTTTACTTTTATTATCTTCAAAGGAATTTTTTTCTCAGCTATTTCATTTATGGATTCTAACAATCTTTTCCAAAGGTCTTGATTTTTTATTGATTCACCTTTAGCTGTTTTCCAACCATTATCATTCCATGAAATAAGCCAACCGTTGTTTATAGAATTTACAACATAGGCAGAATCCGCATAAAGCTCATACTCAATATTATTATTTATCTTGAATTTTTCAATAACTCTTTCATAAGCTTTAACCACTGCCATTAATTCCATTCTATTATTGGTGGTGTTCGTTTCATTACCTGAAAGCTTTATGTATTTCTTATCTAAGCTAAATACAGTAGCCCATCCACCAGGACCAGGATTTCCAGAGCAAGCACCATCAGTAAAGATTCTAACTTTCATTACTACCTCCTTTGTTATGTTATGAATAAAGGGACCTGATTTACAGGTCCCTCCTTTTGAAGGTAAAAACAGAAATTCATTGATGTGTAAAATCATGGAGGAGGTTCATTCCTAATATTTACTTCTTTGGATTTCTGTTGCATTAGGAATTATATATCCCAGTCGTCTCCATCTTCATCTTCATCCTCAGCCGGCTCAGGCTCAGGCTTCTTAGTCTGCTTGATAGGCTTCTTTGTTGTTTCCTTCTTTGCAGTCTTCTTTGATGTAGATTTCTTAGGTGCTGGTTCCTCTTCCTCATCGTCCCAGTCTTCATCATCATCGGCACTATCAGCGTCAGCCTTTACAAGCAAGTCAACGTAATACTTTGCAGGCTTCTTTGGTGCTGCCTTAATTCCTCTTTCTTTGCACTCCTTGAAAAGTTCCATTGCTGTCTTGCCTTCGTAAGGATTAGATGTTTCTTCCTCATCCTCGTCCTCATCCTCATCCTCATCCTTTGCCTTTGCTTTTGAAGCAGTACCGTTGGCAGCCTGAATTGCAGCAATGAGGTCTTCCTTCTTTGAAGATTTAGCATTCTTAAATACCTTCATCTTACGAGCGAGTGACTTGAGTTCCTTTGTTGTCATTGAATCAAGGTCCTTCTCATCCTCATCTGTTTCCTCATCAGCTGTATCTGTAGCATCTGTAGAATCCTCGTCCTCGTCTGAATCATCGTCAGAAACATTTGCGGAATTCTTAAGCCAACCGTTTACCTTGTTAGCTGTGATATTCTCAGGGAACTTGGAAACGAATGATGTGAAGTTATCACCTGCAAGAGCAGCGATTGAAGCAAGGGAAACTGTCAGAAGAGAAAATCTCTTTCCGAGTTCAGCGATAGCGGTAAGGTCCTTACCCTCTGCGATAATCTTAGCGGCCTCAGCCAATGTGTAATTCTTTGCCATAAAAACATTCTCCTTTAAAATAATTTTTGGATACCTATGGAAAGTTATTCTTCATAGGTTTATTTTGGTTTTCGTTCATTCAACTGAACACTTATTAAACAATGCACAAAATTGATTTTTGCACGTTGTTGGTTTACAATGTTATTATATCACATTTGGGAACAAATGTCAATAGGATTTTTGAAATTTTATTTTCAATTTCAATCCTCATCCCAGTCAGAATCTTCAGAATCAAAATCATCTAAAGTATCTGATGAATCAATTGCCAAGTTAATGGCATCTCTCAATTCATAAAGACCATCTAATGTCTCAATGTGTATAGCACCTTTCATAAAAACAGTAGTTGTTTTATCCCCTTCCTTTGCTTCCAATTGCTGTGCAACTGTAAAGCCACCTTTTGAACATTGGGAAATAACTACGTTTCTTGAATCGGATATCCGTGCCTTAGATAACTCATTGTATCTTACGTCACCTCTAGGCATTTATTCTTCCTCCGTTTCTTCTTCGATATCCGCCTCCATAAGAATCACAAATTCTCCTGTATCATCATCAGACTTCAAAGGTAACTGATTGAGATTATCCAATTCAACATAATCGCTTATGCCATTGAATTTCAAAGTTGATTCACCATCACCATCTATGGTTGCTTGTTTAACTCTGAATGAACCAAGATTCATTGCTTTACTTCCTGGAAGCTTTGCCTTTATATAGACGTCGTTGTTCAACATCTGAAAAGATTGAATTGTTTTGGTCAATTCTGAATAACCAGCTTTAAAAGTTAGATTCACAGAACCATTAGCTGATAAACTATGTCCGTGGTATTTCACCACTTCTTTAACTTTAATATTCATTTTGCACTTTTCCTTTTCTTTTCAAATTTGCTTAACCATTCACGATTGTACTTCTCACGAGCACTTGAGCTTGACTTTACTTTGTTTACTTTATTCGGAGTAACATCCTCAAGCTTATTTGTATTAACTCCCACAAAATCTTCTATGGAAATTCTTTCTCCTGTTTCTATGTATTTTGATAGCTCATTTAAATCTTCTGGTTTGATTATCAAATACACCTCCTGAGAATTCAAGAACTGTATTGCAAACACAGGAATTTTATGGGCTACAGCTGCATTGTAATTAAGACAGTCCAGGTCCTTCTTATTTACCTTAATGCTGTTGGCATCTGTGGACTTTAATTGGCAGATACAATCTTCAGAAATTCCATCTTCCTTTTCAATCCAACCACTGCCAGAATTTTTAGTAGGCCTGAAGCCAAGTTGTTTCATAACGTCAGCTTCATTTCTTCTGTAAAACTTTCCTTGCCTTTTCATCATTCACCTTCTAAAGATTCTTTGATTATAAAATCTAAAGTTGAACAGAAAGTAATTTCTCTTTGAAGAATACCACGGAACAATTGTAAGCCAATTGAAGCAACCTTTACCAACGACATTCCTTCTACAGGTATACCGAAAGAGAACTGAATCATTCTTTGTTTATCTTCGGAAGCAACGTCAGGAATTATTGCAAACATCCTCCATCCATTCAAGTCAACTATCTTCTCGAACTTGAACAGGTATTCTTCGGATTCATTGTTCAAGGTGTATTCAAAACCTATGCAATGTTTATCCTTGAACTTGGTCTTCACAAGGTCAGACATTTCAATCTTTTTGATTTCCATATCACTCCTCCATTTCTCGTCTTTTCATCTCTTCTCTTCTTCGTTTGTTTATGATTGATATTTGCTTGGAAGATTTTACCATCCCATCAACGAGACATCTTGCTTTCAAAGTTTTGTCAAACATCTCGGAGATGCATTTGTCACAAAGACAGAGTATCAAAGCATTTTGCTTTGGAATTTGGATTCTTACGTCAAACATCTCAACTGATTCTTGGATATCTTTGCCACAAGAATTACAAGTAGCATATCTGTCTTTAGAAACTCTCATATTAATCATAACACTTTTTTCCTTTTACTTTTATTTGCACCGAAGTGCATTGGTGCCTCTGGTGAGAATCGAACTCACACGGTATTTCTACCAACGGATTTTGAATCCGCTCCGTCTACCAGTTCCGACACAGAGACATAATGTGAATGGCGAGGAACTTGAAAGGGGAACAAGGCACCATCCACATCATACAGGGAGAAAGTAGTAAAAACCCTATGATTTCTGAAAGTCTAATTTATGTGCATTATTCTTTCAAATTTTCTACTTTCTGTTGGTTAGGGTAGCTGGATTTGAACCAACGAATACAGAAGTCAAAGTTCTGTGCCTTACCTCTTGGCCATACCCTAATGCTTCAGTTTCTTTTGACAGAATCGCTTGGCTCTTTCAAGGAAGTCTTCTGTTGATACAATGTCACGAATCAAGATGGAATAACCATCCTTCCTTTTTATCCAAGCATTGAGCTCATCCGTCAAGGAACTATATGACATTTCACCCGAGGCAATAAGCCTCTTGGATTTCATTTTGGTAAGCTTAGCTTCACAAGCCATTCTTAAGCTCATATCCTGCATTGAATTTCATCCTTTCACGTAGGAGCGTTTTAAATGCGTTTTAAGGGGCCTCTACATTTGCCTTGGTAGTTTCATTCCTCAAAGGGTCAGAGGCGGCTTATGCCGCCTGCTGAACCTTCCTGAGTGCCTTGTGGTATTTTGATTCACCTGTCAGGTAGAATGTGTTGATTGTATCTTTATCGAGGCCTTTCATTACAGCTATCTGCATTATCTTCACGAGGTCCATTCCAGCCTTCTCAAGTTTGGTAACCATTGTCATGCATCTGTAGCTGAATGTAGCACGGATGCCTTGTGTTGTTGCATATTCACGGAGCTGGTGGATGAAGTCCACGAGGTCAATGTTGTTCTTTGTGATTGAGAGTTCTATCCTGATGTCATAATCAAAGTTGATGATAGTGAAGCGGTCCAGTGTAGCCTGGTCAATAACCATTCTTCCTGTATACATCTCATCAGCACCTGAGCCAACTGTATTACCTGCAGCAACAAAGTGAACGTGCTTCAGAGTAACTCTTCCGTTAGGGAATTCGAAGTAACCGTTTGCAATTGCAGCATTGAGGAGCACAAGAACTTCGGGGATTGAAGCGTCCATCTCATCGAGGAAGAATACACATTCCTTCTCAGATGTGCAAGCCTTGTAGAATTCAGTTTCGTGATACTGACCACCTGCATCTATAAATCCTGTGAGTTTGTATTCCTGCTGAACTGAATTGCTGAAGTAGAAGTCCCAGCCGAGTTCCTCAGCTATCTGTTCAACTGTGTGGTTCTTACCTGAGCCTGCTGGTCCTGCAAGGTATACAGGAATTGCACATTCGAGACAAGCCTTGATTGTTTCGTATTCGGAGTGGTGAACAACACCAGAAACAAAGTCATACTTGGGCTTCGGGGGCTCCTGAGGAATATCAGGTGTAAGGTCAAGGTCTTTGTCTTCGAGGTCTTCCTTGATTTTGTCAACTGTCGTTCTTGAACCTGAGGACTTAGGAGCTGTTCCACGAACATCATAACCTTTGTAGATTTCGGTTACGTTGTAGTTGCTATCGAAGTGGATTCTGTAGCCTTCAACTGTAGTCATGCCTTTACGATTCTTGCGGATGTATCTGTACACCTTATCGCTTCCTACGAACTGAACTTCTACAGCAACGAGACCTGATTTCTGAGCCTGGGAAATTTTGATTGATTCAAACTTTTCATTAACTGCCATATTGAACATCCTTTCAACTGAATACTTTCGAAGGAAGGTCCTTCGGAGTGGTTTGTGTTTTGTTTACAATCACATTATACCACATCCGAAGGGCTTTGTCAATAGGTTTTTGAAAAGTTTTAGAAATTTTTATTATTTAACTAAACCTTTGAGGTCATTCAAATTCTTGAACGATTCGAAGGAAGTTTGGTCAATGAAGGCGGGGAGCATATATTCATCTGGGTACATTGCTTGCAATGTTGATGAATTGGAAGCATGGCCGTAGCTGCCTTGATAACAACTCGGAACATCGGGACAAACTTCGAGGAACCTGAATCCAAGACGTCTGTTCATTGAGGGATTAACGAGCGGAAATGCTGTCTTGGATATGTTCAACTTCTCTCCTGCAGATTTAACCCTGACCTTGTAGCAATATCTATATCCGTGTTGTTCTGTTCCGTGAATGATATTCAGGTTTACACGATAGCCCTGAGCCTCGAGCTTCTTGACGATTTGAAGAGCCTTAATGCTTTCTTCAATGATTTCATCACCAGTAGTAAAGCAATTGTAACCAACATCTTTGTTGATTGTTATAACTTTCTGTTTCTGAACCACCATCTTCTTGGAAGCCATATTCGTTGGAACACCATTCAGGTACAGGGGAACAATTGCCTGATAACCTGAAACATCATAAACAGTCTTGGCCTTCTTGGCAGGCTGTATATCGGACTTGATAGCCTCGAGACGTTTTGTTAACTTCTTTGACATATCTTCCCAGCCGTTCTTCATAAGTTCAACTGCCTCATCAAAGGAACGGGTCTTATAGAAGTCAAAATCCGAATCGTTGGAATACAGCTTAGCCCATCTAAATGTGCTGTTTATCGGGGTTTTACACAGATAATCGTAGAACTCATACATTGAGGTAAATTCCATCATCACCTGTTTACCATTTCTGATTTCTTTCATGTTATACACCTCATCTAAGGAATTATTGGTTTGTTTGCAATTGTATTATAACACACCATAGAGTAAATGTCAATAGGTTTTATTAAAGTTTTATATTTACTTAGTTAATATTGAAGTTATATTATGGTTATATGGTTAATGATATATGATATATATTATATTATATATGATATTTTGGTTGTGGCTCAGCCCTTTTACGTCCTGGCTTAGTCAAAATGCAAAACTGCTGAGTTTACCCAAAAATTTACACCTAAATTTCCTCTCATTTTTTACCTCTATTTTTTACTTGGATTTTTTCACCTTTCTTCTTCTAATTTTCCAAGGTCACCAACAAAACCAAACATTGCTATAGCAGCACTATCACAAGCATCATCATTTATCTTCCATAACTTTCCTTGTATTTCAAATACGTTCTTCTTTTTTCTTGTGTTGGACATATCAATAAACACTGAAGGTATTAGTAAAGGATAATTTTGTTTGAGCCATTCAAAGGTAGGATATTTCTCAGGCTCCATATTCCAAAGGTTATTTTTTGGTCCTGGCTTACTGGTTCCTACTACCTGAGCCTTCCAACACCTTGTGTCTACTGAACTTACTTTTATCCCATAAACATTACACAGGTCTACTATCAAAGCATTGAGTGCACCAATGGATTTTATATAATCAATGTTCAAGAATCCTTGAGACCTTAAACGTATTCTTTCTATTATTACCTCAACACATTCAGCTTGAGGAATCATTCTTGCCATTATCTTGTCTAAAGAAATTTTAAGCTTACTCCTTTTCTCACTGTTATTCTTGAGATGTTCCAAATGAACACTATGGACCTTTTTTAATTTTCCATCCGCAGCTATACTAATACCTGTATTCTTATAACTTTGGTCAATACCAATAATTATTTTTTTATATTTACGTTTGTCCAAAATAAACATACCTCCTATTTTGCATTTAAAAGGCCTTTTTTGACGTTGTAATAATTATGGGTAAATTATACGGCAAAACAATTACAACGCCAAATAAAGGCAGTGTCGTTGTTATCAGGACGTTTGTATTTGTCAAGTGTTATTGTATTTCCATTTCAAATCATGTAAAAGGATTGTATCTGAATCAATCTTCTTTATCCTTTTTAACTTTGGGAAGTCTGAATCAACCTCAAGGAATGTTTTGTCACTGAATCTATATAGTACACGTTTACCTTTTGAAGCCTTTCCGATATACATGAATTTATTTTTATTACCGAATAAGGTTTTTACTTCTAATATATCCCCAGGCCTTACTTTTAATTTCCTTGCAACAGTATACTTACAAGCTTTGTCTTCACATTCCTGACAATCCAAGTATAATACATTGCAATTATATACAGGACAGAATTTACTCATAGCTTATTCCTCATTTGGACAGATACAATAAACACTTGATAAATAATGAGTTCTTATATATACCTTTGCTTCATCTAAACTATAGAATATTTTTTTATTTCCTTCTTTGTTGCAAATGAATCTACCAGTACTACCATTCCTGATAACATAGGTCTGACCTTTCATCACTTTATATTGTTCTTTTAAATCATCCCATTTATTACACATCAGTCATATACCTCCTTATCATCTACCTTGTGTCTTCTAATATGTTCTAAATAAAATTCGTTTGATTTTTCAAGTTCTTTTATTTTGTCTTGCATTTCATGAACCATTGCAATTACCTCTGATTCTGAATACCATTTGCCATCTATATACACATTACATTCCTCACTATCTATGTCAAGTTCTTTTCTTAGTTCTTGGGCTTCAATCCAATTATAAGCAATACACAAGAATAAGAGGTACAGAATAAATAAGAATATTAGAATAATTACCATTATCACATTTACCACCTACTCTCGTCTTGGATTACACAAATCAATTCTCCATGCCTATATATTTTTATCGTTGCATTGATATACTGTCTATGGAAGTAAGCACTACTTAATGCTAAACTTAAAGTAAGTCTATCAAAACTTATAAGTTCAATTTCACCATACATGAACTTTACTTTATATCCCATTTTTCCTTTTCCTCCCCTACATACTCTTTGATTTCTTTATCACTTAATTCACGACAGTCCTTTCCAGTAATACTTTTTTGAATCGGACAACTTAAACAATGGGAAACTTGGGAACATATTACCTCCCTTAAAGTATTCAAGGACAATTTACAACACTCCTTTTAAAAACCTCAAAATATACAATCGGCTGTAATGCCTTTAAAATGAGCCACAATTGATTTTAATTTTAAAAGCATAATTTGACGGGTAAAGGATTAGGATTGAAAATAAAGGCATTCTCGATTAAAATAGAGGTATATTATATTTATTTGTCAATACGTATTTTACCCATACCTATATTCCAACAGGCGTCTCTCATTGCACATTTAGAACAGTGCTTACAATCAGGAGAATTACAATCATCAGGACGGGGAACCATTTTATGTTCTTTGAATACTTTATTATAAGCAACCTTGATTTGTTTGGACCTTTCAATTGGAACCTTTATTAATTCAGGGTCAAAGTCATAAACCTCAGTTTTGAAGTCCTGAGTATTTTTATCCTCACATAACACAAAGCCTTTCTTTATTCCTGATAGATACATATACCATTGAAGTTGTTTACTGGCAGAAGGATGTTTGGTCATTCTTTGGAATTGGAAAGTATTCACTGACTTTATTTCAACTATCATTCTATCATCATAGAATTCTGGGATAGTACAAATAATATCAGGAGTAAAGCTTATCATGTATTTGTCATTGAATTGAGTATAGTCAAGGTCCTTTGCATTTGAATAACCTGCACGAATAAATAAGCGCTGCCATTTCTCATGGACTGCATTGCCTTCCTCAAATATTCTTTTTAAACCTATGTCAACTTGTTCACCTTGAAGTTGTTTATATAACAAGCTTAATACTTGAGCACGTAAACAGAAGTCCTTGTCTCCTTTGATTAATGCAGAAGCATGAAGGCCTATTCGTTCTGTTGATTCAGAACCACGGGTCATTACTTGTTTGACAAAGTTTGTTTCTTCCTTAATGTTCTTGTCAAGATAAAACATACGGTTAAGGATTTTTTCAAGTTTAGCTGATTCAGAACTTTGAATTTTGGTTCTGTTATTTTTGGCTTGTTGCTTTATATCTTTTATAATACCCATGTTATATTCCTACCTTTCCATTTTTAACATTCCAAAGAATACATTGAGCAACGAGAAATGCATCTTTATTTGAAAGGAACCATTCAGTAAAAGTCTCCCAGTCACATTCCCACATTAGTTCTGTCGTATGTTCTAACAGGTCATTGCTTATTATTGAGTTGGTTCCTAAACACAAGGAGAATATCAAACGTATTTCTTCCTTTGTAAAATCACAGTCTAATAAGCACAGGCCTAACCTTTTCTTTGACCAGTCATTTATATCCAGGTCAATCGTAGAAGTTATATGCAACAGTTTAGAAGCAACATGGTTTAGGAATGGAAATTCATTTGCAACCTTTTTATTTTTCCATACCTTTTCAAAGGAAGGAGTTGCATACCATCTTACTTTACCAGCTTCACGCATTGAATTCTTTTTTACCTCACCACAAACAGATAAAAGGTAGTCCCGATTATCCTCAAAGAAGCCTGGGTTATCTCGTAGCATTGCTACCGTATAAATAGTTTCTATTAACGGATGTTTTATATTTCTGATTCCTTTGGCTTTGACCATGATTGACTTAAGGCCTTTATCAATTACTTCAGCTCTATAATATGCTCGTGCATAATCATAACTTAAATCAAAGTAATGGAACCATGTTTGGAAAAATTCCTCATCTGAGCAATTGAAAACAAAGCGTTCTTTTTTCTGTTCAACTTTCACTGCTTTATCTCCATTGATAATTATGTATTTACCTTCCGTAAGTTTTACCCAACGAGGAGCATAAGCTGAATCATACATCTTATCTAAACTTAAGAAAGGTATTTGAACAATTACCATACTTACTCCTCCTTGTATAATTCTAAATTCATCGAGGTGGTAACAACTCTTTTAATTCCTGCGTTCCTTATCATTCTCGCACATATCGGACAAGGCTCACAAGGATATATCTCTCTACCATATCCTTCATCTGATACAACTTCAAAACCAGCAAGATACATTGTAGCACCTAACATATCTTTCCTTGAAGCTGATAACATTGCATTCTGTTCCGCATGAACACTATGGCAATCTGAATAGTCACCTGAGTTGTGTGGCTTATTTACTCGTGGACATTCTTTGTAAAAATCACAGCAATTAACTTCCCCTCGAGGACTTCCATTATAGCCTGTAGAAATAATCTCGTTATCTTTGACTATTACACAACCATAATGTCTTTTCAAACAAGTGCTTCTTTCAGAAACTGTTTGAGCAATATGCAAGTAATAATTATCCTTTATCGGTCTTGCCATCATCAGCACCTCCACAACAAATATAAGCTATAGCATTTTCAAATTCTTCATCGTCAATTGAGGAAATTCTATACTCACTTTCGTCTCTCATAAAAACAATACAACCAGCACCTACTTTTTTTACTGCTTGTATTTCAGAAACATTAATCACGTAGTCACCAAGTCTTACAAATTTCATTTTGTTCCCTCCTTATTTTTCTTTTCAAAAAGTGAACATGAATCATACATCATTTTTGGCCTGCCTATATTCTGACAAGCCCCAATATATTCTTCCGCTATTTTATATTTGTCTCTACCTTTTTCTGTAGAAACAGGTTTTGTATTATCAAAATATTTGCAATCAATACACTTCATTCTTCTTCGTCCTCTTCCTCCTCATAAAATTCTTTCGGAACTCTCTTTCCATACTTTTCAGCTCTTTGCTTCATAATCTCTTTTCTGATTTGTGGCACATCATCGAAGCTCACAAAACCTCTTTCAAATATCAAAGGAATCTCACACTCTCCTTGAGGATTGCAGACCTTTGATTTTACTACTTTACATTTCATAATCAAACCAATCTTTTCTGTAGTGGCTGAATTATGTGGATTCTTATTTGGAATTTCTATCCATGCTTTTCTTGCAACCTGTATTCTTAAAGAACAGGCGTGTTTGAGTTTTCTTCCACCAGGAGTATCTGTCTTTTCTCCAAATAGCATAGCGTTCATTTTATCACGAACTTGATTTATAAAAATCAAAGTTGTACCAGTAACCTCAATTATTTCTTCGACTGTTGGAAGATACTTATTCATTAACCTTGCAGTGCCACCAATTCGTTGTTCTTCGATTGAATCACGCTCAGCTGATTTCAAAACCTTTTCAGCGTCATCTTTCGGAACCATACTTGGAACACTATCAATACCTATCAAAGGAATACCAGCTTTAGCAAATTTGATTGTTTTATTGAAAGCATCTTCCCCATACTTTGCACGATAAATAAGCATCTGCTTTGGACGGTTACCGAATACCTTTGCTCTTTCTGAATCGAAGGTACCTTCAATCGGAATATCTAAGCACAAACTATGTAAACTACAAAGATGGTAAAGTAATGTTGTTTTGCCTGATGATTCAGGTCCGAAGATTTCTACCACCCTACCTTCAGGAATACCACCACCGATAATATTATCAAGGTCCTCAATTCCAGTAGACCAACGATTAATCTTAAGATTAGCGTGTTTACTTCCGATTGAATAAATTGAACCTTCTCCTTCTTTCTTATTGATATCATTGCACAGCTTTATTATAGCCGCCTTATTTGTTTTTGCCATTTGTATTCACTCCTTAAATTACTCGGATAGCTGGATGAACTAACATCCAGCTTCCTTTTCATTATTCACATCATAGAGCTTTACGTTCATATAGCTCATCTATTTTGTCCTTGTCAATTATACCTCTGTTTGCAAGTTCCTCAAGAATCGTTTGTTCTTGTTTACGAGCTTTCTTAGTTTCCTTGCAGAAATTCAAAGCATAAGCAACAATTAACTCCTCGTTTGAAAACTCACTGTAACTTGACTTCCTTGGCATTGTCATTGCTCCTCCCTGATTCTGTTTACTGTTGCAAAACCAATGATTCTTCCATCCTGAATCACAGGCACCTCGGATGTACTATCACCAGCACTGGTGGCCCGTGATAACTGAAAGATTCTACCTGTTGCCATATCATAGTAATCTTCCCAGCCATAAGTATCAACAATATTCTCCAAGCTCAATTCTTACCCACCTCCCTGATAAACAAATCATATATACTACCACAAGGCAGACGTCTACTATGGAATACCTCGTCAGGAAGATTGATATAATTGCCATGGAAGAACGGGCAAGATTCACATTCCTGACCTGAGCAACCGTTCTCTATTAAACGACCATACTGCCTTACTATCTTGGTCTTCTCTTTCAAGGTCAGCTTGACAAAGTTCTTCTTTTTCATCTTGAACACTCCCTTATAAATGAGGAAAGGAAGGTCCAACCCAATGGACCTCCTGTTCCTCGTATTTGATTATCTCCAAGCGGAGAGACGTGTCTTGATTATATCATTCTTGTTGTTGGCATATTCAGTGCCCATCTTGTATATCTGAAGCATCTCGAGTTTCTCAGCCTGGTGGTGAAGGTCCTTAATGAAGGCCTTGATTTCTGCACAGGTAGTCATCTTGTTGTCCACCTTTTCCTTCTTGTCACCTTCCATCTTGTAAATGACTACATAGCCATTACCCTTTTCCTTGCGAGTTCTTTCACCATCAACGGGCTGAGCCTTCTTTGTTGACTTCTTGGACTTCTTAGCAGCAACTATCTTGATGATTGCATAACGGTTCTTCTTGGATGAATCGTAAACACCCTTGAGTGTTTCATCCTTCTTGTTACCACAGAGAACGAGCTGCCAAACCTTGTTAGAATCCCAATTTGCCTCAATCTCATCAATGAGATTATCGTACTGGGCCTGGGTCATTTCGTACTGACCATCTGTATTCACCTTTGCACCCAATGAGATAAGAACCTCGAGGACCTGTGCCTTAATTGTAACCTTTTTCATAATATTGACCTCCTTGTCACTTTACCTATTTCTTAATCACGAATGAAGGACTTTGCAAATGCTATCAAATGATAATTCATTATTATCATTTAACTCAGCTCTGAATGTTGTATAAATATTCCTTCTGTTCTTTACACCCTTAACCTCTATCAATGTTATGTAATAATACGTAACAACTTTACCTGTTAACTGTGATGTATGAACATCGAAATAAAGACCACCGAATTTAACTTCCTTGTTCTTCTTCACCACATTTGATATTATGAATTTCTTCATTATTTCAAATCTTTCATTCTCTACCTGTGTAAAACCATCATTGATATTCTTTCTTGTTACCTTGATTTTCTCTTCCTGTCCGTTCATTAACATACTGTACATCATAACTTTTCCTCCTCTAAGGTCTTTGCCCGAAGGCGTTTGTGTTTTGTTTACAATTGCATTATAACATACTTCTGAAGCTTTGTCAATAGGTTTTTAAAAAGTTTTTTATTTAATTTTCTCAAACTGGCTGTTTATCCCGATTTCCTCGGGAGAAGAGTGTGGCATTGTACTTTGTAACTCTTTTTACGTAGGATTTCTTATCAAATTCTAAGGCCCCGTATTCTTTCAGGATTGATATTACTCGAGTAGTAACCACACGAGATTTGCAACGGTCATAAAAATCATCATATGAAATAAATGGGCCGTTGGATTTTCTTTCCTTTGCAATTTCTTCGGCTGCCTTCATTCCCACTCCTTTGATTTCTGATAAACCTCGTTGTAAACACATCTCACCTTCTACCTTTCTTAATCTCATCCTTTCAGTTGATAGATTAACATGAGGTAAGAATATCACTGCACCATCTGCAGAGGCATAATTACAAAACTTATCATAATCAGCTGAAGAAGGTGCATACTTAATTTTAGCAAACCAAAATTCTGTCGGGTAGTATGTTTTGTAATACATCTCCTCTACCGCTATCAAAGAGTAACCAACTGCATGGCCCTTGTTGAAAGAATATACAAGCATAGTGTTGAACATTTGCTCAGCTTCATCTTTACTAAAACCATTTGAGATAGCACCCGATAAGAATTTATCGTGCATTTCCTTTTTAGTTCTTTCAAACTCCGCCTTTGCATCTTCGGACTGGGATTGGCCACCAATCATCTTCATTACTTTGTCAGCATCTCCCCAAGTCATGTTTCCAACATTAACACAAATTTGCTGTATTTGTTCTTGGTAAATTACAGTACCGTATGATTCTTCCGTGTATGTATAGTAAGGACTTTGTTGTGCTTCCTCAATGTTGAATTTATTTTCCGCATAGGCCTGAGGCATTTTCAATGACAACGGACCTGGACGGTTCATTGCATTGGCAGCAACTACATCATTGAAACAATTGCATCTAATACCTGTCAATATATCCCGTACTGATTTCTTATCAAATTGGAACACTCCTAAAGTATCACCTTGACCAAACCTATCAAAAATTTTCTGGTCCTTTGTGATTTCATCATACACAACTCTATCTTTTGTGACCCGTCTTAATTCACCGAGTTCTTCTTCCGTTTGTAAACCAAGCATATCGAATTTAATTACATGGATATTTTCCATATCGTTCAAATCATAGTTTGTATAGATATCTCCTGACTTATCAATACGGAGTGAGGTATAATCTAAAATATCTCCACCAGTAACAGCAACACCTGCGGCATGAGTTCCAATAAACCTCATTTTCTTATACAGCTTTGTGAAGTGTAAAACAATATTATCATAGGACTTGTTATACATCTTCGCTTCAGCTGATTCTAATAAACCTTTTGAATCTAAATTCTTATCCTCGTCCAAGTAAGAATTAATTAAGGTTTTTATTGCAGTTATTTCCTTTTCATTCTGTTGTCTTTGAGTTTCCTCGATTGACTTATCAGTTGGAAGATAACATACTTTAGCCAAGTCGTTTATCAGATTATCAACTTTGTACAAACCATAAGAAGCAATTCGTGCTGTCTTGCCTTTATATTTGTTCACTACATATTGAATAACCTCATGGCGTCTTGAAGCTTCAAAGTCAACGTCTATATCAGGCATCTTCTTTTTATCTTCTCTAAGGAATCGTCTAAAGTCCAAACCGAACAACAAACTATCTACTTCAGTTATTCCTAAACAATAACAGATTAAACAGTTGCAAGCAGAACCTCTTCCTGGACCAACATTTATGCCTTGAGCCTTTGCATAATTAACATAGTCCTGTACTAACAAGAAATAATCTTGGAACCCAAGAACTTTTATAACGTGCATTTCCTTTTTTACTCGTTCAATATATTCAGAGGTATATTTGCCTTTCTCCTTCAGGAATGTAATTACTTTTCTTTTCAATTCCTTTAAGGAATCATCAGAATAAACTGGCAAGGTTTGTTTGAGGTCTTTAAAAATATCCTCTTCAGTTTTATCCTCAATCTCCTTAAGGTTGTCAATCATCCTTTTGCCAATTCGTTTTACCTCATCCTTACCGAAGTCCTTGTAGTGCATTTTACAAAAACGATTATAAAGCTCTTTGTCAGTTGGCATATATCGCTCTTCATACGTTTGAGCAATATGTTCCAAATCATGACCAGCTACTTCATGCATTTTTAAGTAAGTTGGAAAATCATCCTTTCTACCTCTATGTGAATCTGAAGTAAGTACACACTTAATTTTCAATTCATTAGCTAACTTAATCATTTCATAGTTAACTCTTTCCTGTAAACCTTCTTCAGATATTTTGTAAGGTTGTATCTCTATATAAAAATCATCCTTGAAGATTGATTTCATTTTCTTAAGGTATTTTATCGCTTTATCCTTTTGACCTTCCTTAATACACTGTGAGGAATAGGAAGCAATACAAGCTGAAGTACAAATTATTCCTTCGTGATATTTCTCGAGCAACGAGAAGTCCCAAATTGGATTGTAGTATTTTTGTTTCTCACCTTCATACTGTAAGGCATTGATGTTATGATAGCCTTGGTGGTTCTTTGCAAATAAGCAAAGGTGGTAACCACGGTGCTGAGGTTTATACACAGGAAGGAAGTATCCCTCCACTCCCATTACTGGTTTTATGCCTGCTGACTTACAAGCCATATAGTGTTGTACCAAACCATTAGTATTACCATGATTGGAAATTCCTAATGCAGTATGTCCGAGTTCTTTTGCTAACTCAGCTAATTCAACAGCTTTGCCAAAACCATCAAAAGTAGAATATTCATCGTGACGGTGTAAATCCATATCCATATCTCCTTTATAGTAAGATTAGGGACAGTCGCCAAACTGTCCCTTTATTAAAATCAAAATACGCCTGATATATCTTTTCTATAAACGTGTAAGCTAAATGTTGTATAAACAAAGTTGCCAACAGGTAGACCTGTTTTCTCAGCTACATACTCAAGCATCTTTATAGCTAAATAAACATCATTGATAAAGTGTGTAGAAAAATCACAACTTCTCATAACATAATGGATATTTAATTTGCCATCACGGAATTGGAAATTATAACCGAGTGAGCAAGGAACTCTTGAAACACCACCAAGCTTATCAGGGTCCTCATTTGGATTCCATATTGATACCCAAAGCTGTCTTGAATCATGGTCCTCATTTAAGCGATTGATTATCTTGTTAAGTTGGTCATTGATAAATAACCTTTCGTTATACGAATAAGCCATTTTGCCATCATGCATATACTCAGTCCAAATATTCTTCCTGAGCTCCCAAGCTGTTCCAGGATTGATTGAGCCTGACGGGTCAATTCTTTCCTTAAACTCTTCATCAGCCCAAGGCTGAATAACACCAGTTATATCCTTTGAGTTTGCATTGAGTAAACAGAAGGAATAATTCTGAAGTTCCTTTGTTGCATAATCAAGATTACCCTCAATCACTTTGTCTTGCATTGTTTTCGGAAATACATCTATTCCCATTTCAGCAAGGTCACGCTTTGTCTCTTCAAAGCACTCGTTCCAATTAGTGTATATTCTCATTTTATTTTTCCTTTCTGAAGTGTTTATCAATACCAACAGAATCAATCGGGATTGGTTCATAGGTATTGATACCCATTCTCATTTTTTGCATTCTTGCTATAGATTGATAGGTTGTTATTCTTGAACCTTCTACGAAGGACCTCTTATAAACATCAACTAAAGATTTTATCCATTGATTAGAAGTGTCCAGTGAATCAAATGGAACACCAAAATAATCATAATATCCATTTATTACCATTGCACTGATATAGCTTTGTGGCATATAGAATATTACTCGTTGAATATCACAACACTCTTTCGGAAGTTCTTTTATAAAGTGATGTATCAAAACCAAGTCAGCTGCAAAGCGTCTTTGGATTTCTGTTGTTCTATAAAGAACATTGATTTTAGTCCACTGCTTCTTTCTATCAGTTCGAGAAATAACAACACCAATAAGACAAGAGCCATTGTTTACAGTTTTTCTTTTGAAGTAGTAAGTATAGCTCAAGCCTGAAATGTGTTTTATCTTTTCCCTGAAAGCTAACAGTTCGTCATAATCAATATAAGTTCTTAGCAAGTGTGACCATTTAGATTTTTTATAACCGAAGTTTGCTAAATCCAAATTACACTCCCAGGACTTGCAAGCAAGAACCATGTTATCTATGTACCCGAGAATCCCACTTGAATAATCTATTAACTCGTGAGGATTCTCGAGTATCTCTCTTGTTAGCTTTAGGAATAATTCATCGAAGTTTTTATACTTCCTAACAATCATCAGTAATTACTGCGCTGTCTGAATTTATTTACCTGGGACTTTCTAAGATAAACATCAACTATTTCTTCAGCTGAAAGTTCAAGACTAAGCAATGCAATGTATACCTTCCAAGTTATACTCAGATTCTGGTAAAAAGCATTTCTGTCTGTTACCATATTCGACTGCTTCCAAGGTTTGTTTTTGAGACAGTTACAAGTCATACCCAAAGACTCAACCAAGTTCATAACCTTGAAAGCTATATCGCTTGGACAAGGTAAACATGGACCAGAGGAATCAGTAAATCTTGCCTGTTCCTGATTTGCACGAGTTACAAATACCTCCAGAATATCCTCATCGGATTTAACTTCTCTTTCAAATACAACCTTGAAAATTTCTTCAGGAGAAGTACCTGCAAGGATTGACATTTCAGTGAGGAAATGTAAACCGTCTATGAGTTCTTCATAGTAATGGTCCTTGTCACCTGAATGTAACGAGTCAAGAGCTTCGCCAACTTCCTCTGTTACTCTCCAAGCAAAATCCTTAAGACGTGCCTGGCCACGTTTATCATCAAGATTAACTGGACAATCTTCAGTCTGTAACAAACCAGACCTGAGCTCAATATCGTGATACTTTGACATAAGCTCCGACTGACGTTTGAAAATTGCCTTAAGCTTATCCCCTGTTACTTCCTCTTTAACTGCGTGAGTTATATTCACTTTCAATCATCTCCAAAACTTTCTTATAATTTTCTTCATCAGTGTAATTGTACTGAAGGACATTAAGACTACCTTTCATACCTCGTAACATTTCAAACAAGTGGTAATAGGCTTTGAATAGCTTCCAAATATTTTCCTTTACCCCTTGCATTTGTTCACGTTCTCCCCAATCAAGAACATTGTCTATGCCAGGAAAACAATAAATGAACAAATCAACCTTTCTTATCCATTTGCAAACATCATTCCAGTTTGCAGATTCAAAGTTGTTCTTGTTACGAATTATTCTTCCACAAGTTGATTCTTCAATCCAAGGGAATCTATCAAAAATAACCACTGAATCAGAATTGAGATTGCCTTCCATGAAAGCAACTTGTTCATCAACGGAAACAGGCCCAGGTGAATGAAGTAATTCTACCTTAGTGTTTATTGGGAGCCAAGGTGTTTCCAGTTTATGCTTAAGCATATTTGCTAAGGTTGTCTTGCCTGAATTATCAGGTCCAAAGATAACTATTTTCATTGGGTGCATTATACATTCCTCCAATCAGAATGGAAACTCATCATCTTCAATCCACCTTGCAATTCAACCGTCTTCCCATTCTTCCTCATCATCTTCAAAATCATCGTCTTCCCAGTCTTCCTGAGCAGCGTCATATTCCTCAAGCTGATTGATGTAATACTTTGCAGGCTTCTTTGGAGCAACGTCAATGTCTCTTTCCTTACAAAGTTGATATAACTCTTTTGGAGACATTTCAGAATAATCAATCTCTTCCTCTTCGTCTTCCCAGTCCTCATCCTCTTCAGGTTCAGGCTTTGCCTTTTTTGTATTAGGCTTTGACTTTGAAGGTTTTGATTTCTTTACAGGTTTATCATCCTCGTCTTCGTCCTCGTCTTCATCAGCATCTGCTGGATAAGCTTTATCAAGCATCTTAAGAATTGCTTGTTCTGAAAATGGCTTGACCTTTGCATTACGGAACTTTACCTTATCCATAGGAACTACTGAAAACGTTTTGTTCTGTTGTTTACCAGAAACACTAATCACATAGTCTCTGTCGGTGATTGTTCCATAATTTTCATACATTGCCATTAATGCAGGAATAGGACTGCAATTGTTTACTGGATACATAAACAACTGTACTTCCTTTGTCTCGTAATTATAAACAGACCAAATGTACTGAGAACGAGTACGGAGACCTTCCTCATCACAGTAAGGACAATCCTTTCCAAATAATTCCTGACAAGGCACATTTATGCCTGCCTCAAAACTATCATGGAAAGTAACTTCCATTCCATCGTCCATATCAGTGAGAAAACGAATTCTCTGTTTCTGACCTTCACGGAAGTAAATGAACTTTCCTTTATTACGGCCAGACTTTTTAACATCTTGTTTAATCTTATCTACCAGTCCCATTCAAGGACCCTCCTTTAATTATTTTATTCTATCAGAATTAAAATTTCTAATAGTTTTTCTGAGCATTCTGTTAAAGGAATCCTTAGTCATATCTCCAGGGTCTTTAATGCCTTTAATGTAACAAAAACGAGTAACTTTAAATATAGTAGAAAGATATTTTGTTCCTCGTCTTCCACATTCATCATTATCCAATGCAGATATGATATGAGTAATTCCTTTTTCTTTTAGTTTCTGGATTTGTTGCGGCGACATTTTCCAACCAAGAATTGCTACCACATTATCCTCACCATACTGAATAAACTTTAATCTATCCATATAGCCTTCGACAACAAAGACAAAATCTTTCTTGCCATAATCACCAACTAATGTAGTAGCTCTACTGAAGCCTTCGTTGTAAAGATACTTTCTTTTCTTTTCTATAGCCTTCATCATGGTTCTACATACCCAACCTTTAAATTCTCCATTATCTAACATCGGAAAGATAATTTGATAAGACGGATTATAAGTAACCTTTGCCTTAACTTTATTTAAGGTTGCAGCAGTGAATCCACGTTTTGAAAGATACTCATAAGAATCAGAAATTTCTTGTTCCTTACGTTTAAACCAATTTACTGTTTTAAGACCATAGTAATAATCATAGGCCTCATTGTAAAGGTCCTCCTGTAAAGGTTTATCTTTATAAGCCAAACGACTTATTTTTACATCACTACATTTCTTGGATTTTAAAATCTTGAAAAACTTCTTGTATGCCTGCAAATCATTCAAACCATTGTACTTCGATTCATACGTCTTGACAAACCTATAAGCATCTCCGTAACAATTGCAACCGAAGCAGAACCAAGAACCTTCCTCAAGATTCACTATTAAGGATGGATTTACATCATCATGGAAAGGACAAACTATCTTAAGAGTTGTAGAACTTACACTTGGAATCAAATTATAATACCAAAGAACCTTGGCTAATTTTGTTCCTTCCTCATTTAACTTCTTCATCCTCTTTCCTCTTGATTGATACTTTATAATGTGGAGTGTTTTTTGAAACAGAATAACAATCAGTTATCTGTTCTTCTTCAATTAAACCTAATTCCGAAACTTGTTCTAAAGCTTTTTCATCAACTGACTTTTCTATATCCAAAAATTGCTTGAACTTTTGAGGGTCCACATTGCAACTTTTAAGGTACTCCACCAAAGCAGGGAAATTATTGATAGTGTACTTTTTGAGAATTACCTTTTTAGATATTGCTTTCGGAATTTTTGCCTCGAGCTTTTCAGCGTCAAAGATAACTTTAGAAGATTGTACACGAGAAACTGAAAGTACGTAAGATTCCCCTGGCTTCTTTGTGTATTCCAGTTTTCTTGTATTACAATCTATTCTAGTTTCCGTCTCACTAAACATTTGGTCCATCTGTTTATAAAACACAGATTTCTTGTGGTCAAATTCCTTGGACAATGTTTTGAAAGCATTTTGATGTAAAGAGTAGTCTACTACAATTTCTGCCCAGGAACTATCCTTTTGTATTTCCTTGGACATTACTCATCAATTCCTTTCAAAAGATTGTATACTCCTCTTGGCCAACGTTTACCTGTTCTTACCCAAATAACATCTCCAAAAGAAACTAAGTGTTCAACGCCATAACTTGTTTCCACTTGAAGAATTCTTCTCTTGGTAGACTTACGTTTTATCTTTGCGGAAATTACCTTGCCTGTCGGTAAACGGAAAGCGATAAGAGTACCAGCACCAACACGTTCTACATACTCCATTCTCTTTTCCATATCAACATTTGAGGCGAGTGATTTCTTCTTACTTTCATTATTCACTTTCTCTTCCTCATCAGCTTCAGTCTGGTCACCAATCACAACTTCTTCTTTAGCACTTTCAGCGCTTTTGTTGTCAGCATTCTTTGCCACTGTCGCTCCTGTAATTGCTGCAACCAACTCCGCCTTTGTCATATCCCATCTACCCGAGATATTCAGGTCCTTTGCAATATCCCTGAGCTCTTTGCAAGTAAGCCCATCAAGATAAGCTTTAGTGTAGTTCTTCATAACACTACCTCCATTAATCTTAATATTGTTATGCCTTTCGGCATGGCAATAGTACTTATTTAAAGATGCGACTATCAAACATCTCGACTGAGCACTTATTTACCTTCAAGATACAATGCATAAGCGAAAGCTATATCCGTCGCTTCATCCCATGTATAACAACAATCTGAACTTCTGAACATATCAAGAAACACTGCGTTAGCTTTATCATGTTTCAGAATTAAATTATACTTCTGTTGCTTCTCCGCTTGAGCACTCTCGGCAATTAATGCCTTGAGAAAATCCACGTGCATATTGGACATCTTATCCTTATAGATAACCGTCACCATATCACGTTCTATTCTGATTACTCGGACATCTCCGAGCTTGGTCTTATACACCTTGTTCTCCATAACACTTTGATACCTCCTTATTCTATGTAACCCATTGCCTTAGCGAAGTCCATCCAATTGAAAAGGTCAATCATGGACCAACCATTATCTCTGAGGAGCTTTGCCAACTCTTCGTTCTTTGCACCTGTTGCATAAATCTCTGATAATGTCATCATTCTTCCTCCTCCTCATAGTCCTCTTCGTCTTCACTGAACTTATCCCATGTAATACCACCATAGGTATAACCATTATCATGGCTGAGGTATACAGGAGCATCTTCATCGAACTGTTCTAAGTATTCCATGAGCTCTCCTACTGTCATTGTCTTTCTTACCTGTTCGGGTGTATAACCTTCACGGTCTGCACTAATTAATACTCTCATTACTTTTTCCTCCTTGAAACTTTCGGAACATCAATATCAAATGGATTACGGAAACTATTGCTCCCGTTCACTCCGTTGGTTCTATGTTCTACTCTGAGATGCGGAAGCCATTTGATTTTGATTTGTTTTTGTTTACACTCATATTATAACACATCAATTCTGATTTGTCAATAGGTTTTTGAAAATTTTTTCATTTAACTTTCTCACCTTTTTGAGCAAACTAAAGGAAAAGCGGCAGCCCGAAAGCCACCGCTCTTACATTCCTCATCTCAGGTCATTCAGAAACTTATCAAACTTCATACGAGTTCTTTCATCAGGTGCTTTATTCCTGAGCATTTCTACTTTCTCCATAAACTCCTCTCGCATATCCTCGCCTCTTGAATAATCCATAATTCTATCGTCCATACTTCTATTGGCATTAGAATGTCTATTGGATTCCCAAGTTTCTCTGCTTCTGTTTCCACCACGATTGCCACCACGATTTGCCATACTATCATCATACCAAATACCTGTATAGCTTTCCTTTGATTCAGCTCGATTGATTTTTGTGTCAATGTTATTAGCTGTCTCTGTAAGCTTATTCAGATATTCCAAATCAGTTGTTAACATTTGACCACCAGACTTACGAAGTTTCTTAGTCATTTCATTGAGCTCGTCTTCAACAAATTCGCAAAGCTCATAATATACTTCAATTTTCTTGTCCATCATTTTCACTCCTTATGCAATTCTGTTAATATCAAGATTACCATTGATTTGGTCTATCACAGGTGTTGGTACAGTTGTACCATCTGTTATACCTGAAACATACTCAATAGCAAGTGTAAAACAACAACCTCTTGGCACCTTGATGATGGCTGTACTTGTTACATTATTGAACTCCTCAGCAGCTGCTGGTGTTGAAATAGCTCTGCTTGAAATTCTTGGCTCACCATTCACTACAATAGATACAGCTATTGGAGTTACGGTTCCACTTTCTGTAATAGCAATGTTGCCATTATAAGTTACTTTATAAGTTGCAAAACACTGATTGGTGTTACCTTTGAGAATAAAAATGCCTGTACCATTTTCGTGAATAACATTTCCACGAGTACAAGGCATAGATGCTACAAAATCTATCGGAGTATTAAGGGGAATACTCTGAAGTCCATTAGCAAGATATTCCGCTGCCATAACATCACCAACCTAATCAGTAAGAACTGCAACCACAACCTGAGTTGTTGTTATTTACGGGACAAGTGAAAATTGGTTGATTACCATATACAGGAACTGTATTTACTGGACAATTCTTAAGTCTGTTATACAAAGCATCTACTTCGTTATTCAGACCTTGCTGGAAGATAGCTGTTTGATTAGCTTGGCTCTCTCTCAATGTTGCCATATTAACAGCATTTTGAAGTGAGACATTTTCTCTCTGAGTCTGAGCAAGCTGATTCTTTACGCCGTCGAGTTCGAGAGCGCAGAGCTTGTCCATTAGCATCTGGTCTCCGCTACGAATTGCATCAATGATGTCTCTTGTGTTCTGAGCAGAAGCATTTCTTGTTGCACAAGCCTCAGTAGCCTCCGTATACTTCAAATCAGCAATGCCTGTTTGAACATTAGTAAATCCTTGAGTTGCAGCTGTTTGAGCATTGTAAGAACGTTCAAGGTCAGCTATTTGATTTGCATACATTTGCTGAGCAATTGCATTCTGTGCACCATTGATAGAAGCATTTACGCCAGCAAATCCATTACAAAGATTTTGATTAACACCAGCAAAACCAGTGTTAAGATTTTGGTTTACGCTATTGAATCCGTTAGATACATTCAACTGCATATCTCCACAGCATTGACAAAGTTGAGTAGCAAGAGCAGAAATACTATCGCGAACAGATGTAATTCCGTCATTGATTTGTGCATCTCTGAATCCACTACTTACATTGTTGTTAATGCCCTGTTGACCATTGAGAAGCCAAGGGAAGTCATAGCCAAGTTGCATATTAGCATAGCCTCCACCGAAGCCTCCGCCAAAGCCAAAACCACCATTGCAAAGAGCAATAAGGAAGAGAATACCGAGCCAGCTATCGCCACCTCCAAATAGTCCTCCACCGTTGTTCATGTATGGTGTCATTGGTACCATGGGATAACCACCATAGCCTCCAATGTTTCCACCATAAGGTGAGAGTAGCATTGTTGCGTTGAATCCGTTTCCTTCTTGAGTCATAACGAACTCCTTTCTCCCAATAATTAGTTGGGTAAGCGTCCACATCCTTCTTCTTGTGTGAACGGTTTAAAATTAATTTATATCAAGGCCTTTGCCTTAATACCAAAATTATTTTTTATCTATCCTTGTAAGCATATCATAAACTTGCTTTTGAATAAGTGGGTGAATTTGATTTGTAGCAGCTAGATGTCTTACTATCTGTTCTGGAGTTTTTGCTTCTGGAGGTATACTCAAGCCTTTCAAATATTTATTTGGATTCTCTTGGAATTGATTATAAAGTGTATTAAAATCAATCTGTTGATTTCCATTTGGTTGAACTTGAAATGCTTGAGGTTTTTGGTTCTTGAATATTGGATTACCCATTAGCCTTTTAACTCCTTTGCTACATCTTGCATTTCTGTAATGATATTTTTATATGGCTCAAAATCTGATTTCTTCATATATTCGTCCATATTTACTTGTGGCTTTTCTTGTTCTTGAACTTGAGAAGCTTGTTCGTTTTCGTTTTCTTCAATCAATCTAATCCTTGTAAATTTTCCCGATTCAAGAATTGAAGCACCTGCAGACTTTATGTAAATATAACCTTCATTTACATTGATAAAATTTACTGTGTTATTTGGAGCAACATCCCAACGTCTTGCAACCTCTTCTGAGGGAACATTAATAAATACCGTAGTTGATATTTGATTTGCTTGATTCTGTTGATATTGCTGCAACATTTGTTGGTAGATATTATTACCTTGGCCAAATCCATTTCCTTGACCAAAGAAATTAGGTAAACCCATTGCCATTACCATTCCTCCTTTGTATAATAGTAAATTGGAACTTTGTTCCCACTATCCCATGTATCATAATAATCACCATTGACTACAGCAACAGCATGAGTTCCAGTGGCAACAATATAAGCTCCTTCTTTATGTTCATTTGCAAAGTCTTTGATTGAATAACAATAAGGACAATCATTTGGGCAGATATGACGTTTAAATCCATTCTTGCGAAGGTAGGCGTCCCATACATGATTAGCATTACCCCAATCACTTACTGCATATCCTTCAACTGAAAGTTCTGTATACACCTTTTCCCAAGTATCACCAGTAACTTTACAAATGGCTCTTATAACACAATCACCTGATTGTAAGTCACCAGCTGGATTATTGCAATAAAATACATACATTACTTCTTGCCCAATCTTGCTTGTTTATCGTATATAGTTGGTAAATCCCAGTCAATTGCTTCCCTGACTTTATACAACAATTCAGCGTCCTTTAGTTCTTGGTCAACATCTCTGATATATCTTGTAATAAATTCAGCGGCAGCAATCTCTGAGGATTCAACCAACATACGATAAGCTTCTTCATATATTTCTTTGCTTTGTTGTTCCCAACTAATCCACTCTTTCATTCCATATTGAATCAAATAAGCTTTATCTCCTGGAGTTAATTCCTTTGAAGAATTTTTAAGCAAGCCTAAATTGAGAATATCAATTTGAGGTGGATTGTTAGCAACAGAAAGTAAATGGTAATGTTGTGAATAATATTTATTAAGCTCAATCATACCATGTGATTCTTCTTGCAATTGTTGTTCTTGACGTCTTGCATCTGGTAAAAGGTCTATGAAAGTAAACAACTGAGTAAGTTGTGTATGCACCATCATAGCTCCTATCATACGGTTATTAAGTTTTGTAAAAATCTCATGTATTGTCACGTTTATTTTTCTCTCCTAGTTTTACTTCTAAAGCAATTATTCTTTCATTAAGATGATTATGAGCATCTATTCTTGTTGCTTGTTTTTGCAATTCATCTTTCATAGCTTCAAGTTTAGTATTTGTTACAGCCTGATTGACTTCAAGTGTATGTGTCATTTTCTCAGTTGATAACTTACTATTTACAATCACAGTAACAATAGTTACTACCCCTGAAATACAAGCAACAATAACACTTACATCCATATGCATCTCCCCCTTTCAAATTAAACAGGTAGATTTCCAACAAATGCATTGGTTACTGGAATATCTCCAACATAAATTCTAACCAATTTTTGATTACCAATATAACCATTGATACCTTCTAGTATTTCAGGTAAACCTCTGTTTGTAAGTTTACCACTCCTATCACGATACCACTTTGAGTATGGATAAGGTTGACCCCAAGAAAGATTTTCTGGTAATAATCCACTTGTTATTCCATCTTCAGTATTTCTATACCAACTTGCCAAATTGATATGTTCATTATCAGGTTTTAGTGTTGCTGGCATAGAATCATTTAAAAGAGACATTGTAGTTTCTTCATTACGCATAAAAGCATGGGTAGTAGGTATTGTAAGTTCAGGCATATCGGGAACTTCTGAATTACTGTCTACATCATACATAATGGCAGACACTTGATAATTTGTCCAAACATGAGCTCCACCACTATAAGTACCATCTTTACCATTATCAGTATTTTCCCATACTTGTGATATAACCCCAGTGTTTCTATTCTTCCTTAATAAAGTAGCTCCACCTGATACAAGAATGATTTCCCCATTTGCATTTTTAACTCTGTTAAAATGACCAATGACGGAAAAATCATATCCATTAGGAGTACTCCAATCACCTGTACTTCTATTTCCTGTTCCAATGGAAGAATTACAATAAGTACCATAACCGAGGTCGATAAAAAGTACAGCTGAAAGATAATCGCTATTTGGATTTTTCACATAATGAAACTCTTCTGCCCAATAACCTCCACCTATAGAATCTTGTGGGCTATTTGTCCAAAAGCATTCGTTCCAATCTATTTTTACTCTGTATGCTATATTTCTTTCCGTCACATTTATGTAATGGTCTTGTCTATCTATATTTCCCTCCGTTGTTTGAGTAGAAGTTACTTTAAAATATAAAAAACGTTTTCCTATAGAGGGAGATGCCTGATACCATTCTTGGGGAGTATAACAGTCATTATTATCATAACTATCAGCCATTATTCATCACTCCCCTTCTTGTATAACAATATCAAACCCTTTTTTGAATAAATCTAAATCACTAGCAAAAGTTTCATCATCTACATAAGCTGCTATTGCTTTACCTGATGCTGTAAAACCTGCTTGCATTTCAGTTGTTTGAGCTCTTATGTATTCTGGATGTCCAACTGAATTACAATAACAAGTATTTCTGATAATACCAAATAAATTTCCTGTTAAAATAGCTGTATTAAAACTTTTTTCCTCTGGAGTGGTTGTAGAACTTGAGGTTCCTCTAAACTCAACATCTACAACATTTTGAGCTGTCTGTGGATTCTTTGCATTTACACTGGAAGGACATATTTGTGCGTTCATTCTTAAAGTAAGAAAATTGCCAGAACTTTGATATGTCATAGAACAAGTCATATCTCCATAAATATAACAACCATTTATTATAAATGGAGCACATGACAAAACATATTGACTTTTACTTGGACTTGAACCTTGGTAAGTCGGTATTTGCCAACCTGTGTAATGTTCATGGAACCTACAATAATCAGCAGTAAAACTACCTGTCCATGTCTCAGAGTAACTAAACTTAGGAGCTAGTGCTGTCCAAGCAAGAGCAGCATCTGAGCTTGCCGCTCCCATACCCTGCCACGGAATATCAAAAGCACACGAAACCAAAGCAATGTTCTGACTATGAGCAACATCAAATAAAAATGCCTCACCACTTCGACTTCCTGTAAATCTACAACCAACACATCTTATTGAAGAATAATTTTCTACCAATGAAACAAAATCAGCACCTGAAAGAATTAAATTTTGAAAGTCTATGTATTCAAAATCCAAAGGGCCTCCAGCATAAATTATAGCACTTGAATTATTAGCAGCATTTCTGAGATTTTTTATTTTATAGCTCTTAGGAAGAACAGTCAAATAAATTTGATAAAGCTCTCCTTGTTCATGTACTGTCTTAACATAATAATAGTCTGTGAAATTTGTCTCCCAATCAGCAGGCTCAGATAAAAGAACTGTATAAACATAAACACCTGATACTAATGTTTTTTCATAATAGTAGTTTTCTCTGAAAGCTGGAGGTTTTGCACCTGATATTGTTATTGATTTAGTATCTGCACTAATATTTATCATACTAGAGCCTTCAGGTATTTCATTATCACAGTCAATGTCAGCTTTTAGCTGAATAACATCACCATCAAGGGAAGTCTCAATAGCATTTACTAACTGAGCCCAAGTAGTTACATTTAGTGTAGCCATTTATCATTCCTCCTCTACTATGAAAAATACTTTATTTGCTGGGTGGTATGGCATAGCGTCATACTCATCTTGAGTACACTTTGCAAATTCCAAACCACCTAACCAAATATCTTTTACATCATCAAATAAATCATCAGTCTCATTTGCTGTGTAATATGCCGACATATCTCTACCATCGTGAATAGTAAGCTGAGCAAATGTTCTATCATCTTCAAACGTCAAAAACATTTCTTCACCAGTTGTAATAACACCAACCTTGGCTAAAGAAATTTCTTTCATTGTTGTATTATTGGTCAATGATGGAACATAGTCATCTGGGTCTGCTCCACTAGGGATATTTTCCCCTTTCTTTCCAGCCACTACAAATTCTCTGTCTCTATAATTACACCTGAGAACTACTCTG